AGCAGAAGATCCAGAGTTTGAAACCTTCTACACGAAGAATATTCTACTCAATGAAGGTCTTCGTGCTTGGATGGCGCCAGTAGATCAACCACACGAGCAGTTTGTATTTCCTGAGGAAGTTCTACCAAGAGGAAACGCATTGTGAATACTCAGTATCTTATATATTTGGTTCTGTTTGTATTTGCTCTAATCGTTATTCTCAATGAGGATCATGATAATGATGATGATCAAGACGGGGGAATTTTACAACCCGTTTATTCACAAGGACAAACTTAAAAAATAAATAAGAGGAGTTCTCTGAACTCCTTTTTTTATGCTATTCATTCTCATAAGTTTCATACTCTTCGGACTTTTTATGTTTATTATGTCTATTACACAAGATTTATGAAACGTGCAATTTTTTCTATTCTTCTGGTTTTATTCTTTGTTCCATTAGAGTCTCAAAATAAAACTCTGAACAATTATGGAGTGAAGAATAGAACAATAGCACCTTCATTGATAAGTAATACAGTTTCTAATATTCCTATTACAAAGGAAATGAGTTATAAGAAACTGGAAACTTTAGTCCCTTATATTAGAAAAGCAAGTCAGCAATTTAGTATCCCAGAGAATGTTCTTGCCGCAGTTCTTTATGAGGAGATACTGCATCGCAAACCAGTTGATGTAAAGACCTTTGGAGTTGCGCAGATGGGAGTTCAGGAGTTAGTAAAACAAGGACTGCCACCCAAGCAAGAACTTCTGGAAGATGATGAAGTATCTGTATGGTTGTTAGCAAGCAAACTCCGTCGTCTTCAGAATGAAACTGGATCTCTCCGTACAGCAATCATTCTACATAATGGGTATTATGATTACCATGAGTCCGTAAGAAAGACTGCAAAGGACTCTAAAATTTTATCTCTTTTAGAACAATATCAAGAAAGACGAACTTTATTTGTATGATTTCTTCTACGACACCTTATAAACTTGCAGAAATAATTAGAGATACTTGGCCAGGTCTTTACATGAAACCTAAAGTGCCTTACAATAAACAAAAGGATTCTAAAAATGAAAAAGTATAATGAAGAATATTTTTCAGTAATTGAAACTAAGACTGGTAGAAAAATTGCTGATTGTGGGGAAGAAGAGGATGCTCTTATGATGGTTTCATTTGATCCTCAGAATAGAACTATCACAAAAAATAAGTTTCTTATGGGTCCTGTTGTGGATGTGGAAATTCCAAAGGCACTTCCTACAACTGAGATTGTTGCAGTTCATACAGTATCTTCAGAAAAATTTGATGAATATATCGATAACTTAATTGAACCTAGAAAAGTAAAACTCCCAGAGGGTCAAGGTGAACCTGTAGTGATATGAATAGAATAAAAATAATTATTGAATTCTTTGAAAGAGATTCTGATATCACTTTATATGATGAGTGGCATTACATTTATATTACGCTTAAAGAATGCGTAAAAATTTTAATGAATAAAAAAACTTTATGTTAAAAGTATTATTCTTTGGCATTTTGTCAAAAGATCATATGTGGGAATATGATTATATTGTAAATGAATTACTTCCAGAAGGAATTGAAAGGGATGATTATTTTTTATCCTTGGAACAAATTAAAAATACTAATCATAAATTTGATATTTTAGTATACTTTTGCAGAGAACCTAATAATTACCCTTGGGGATATATTCCTACATATAACGATATTTTGGATTGTGTACTGAAGGTAAATCCTGAAGTTATTATTCAATTATCGGATGAATTTGTATATGAAGATTTGCAAGATCATAATAAATTGGGGAATCATTGCAAATTATTTTTAAGACATTATCATCATAAAAACTATTTTTATACTGATAATACAATTCATATGCCTCTTGGGTATAGAAATGGATTTACTGTTGAAGGCAAGGATATTAAAAGAATTAAAGATAGACAGTATAATTGGAGTTTTTTTGGAACTTATAAATCTGATCGGGAAGAATTAGTTAATAGTTTTTCTAAAATAGAAAATGGAAAATATACCCTTCGTGATGAAAGTTCTACACAAATAATTCCATCTGATGAACTTGTGAATTACTTTATTGATTCAGTGTTTATTCCTTGTAGTAGGGGATGGTCAACTGTAAATACTATGAGATTATATGAGGCATCTATTTGCGGATCTATACCAGTAGTTGTAGTTTCTAGTAAAGAACAGGAAACTACTTTTAAATATGAACAAAACCCTCCGTGGATTTTTGCAAAATCTTGGGAAAGTGCAGTTGAAATATGTAAAAAATTATTGGAGGATGAGAAAAAATTACAATCTATTCAAGATGAAATTTTATTATGGTGGGATAATAGAATTGGCAATATAAAAAAATTAATAAAAAAATGTCTAATAGAAGATTCATTAAATAAACTGAAAAATTTTCCAAATATACATTGCGTAAGTTTAGAAGAAAATTTTGACAGAAGAAATTTACTATTGAATGAATTTTCTAAATACGGTATATCTGAAATTAATTTTTCTTTGTCAAAAAAATATCCAGAGAATAATCATATAATAGAAGGTGAGTATCTGGATGATAATATTATTAATTTAAGGGGAGCAGATTGCTCAGTATCTCATATTAAAACTATTGATAAATGGATTCAAGAAACTAATGAAGAGTATGCCTTTTTCTGTGAAGATGATTTGAGTTTGGAGACTGTTGCATATTGGAACTTTACTTGGGATGAATTCTATAGTAAATTACCAGATGATTGGGAATGTATTCAATTATTCATTATCAGTGATCATTTTAAAGTTGAGTCTCTTGAAATATCTCCAAGAATGTGGAATTTTTGGGGAGCAACTGCTTATATTATGAAGAGAGATTATGCTAAAAAAATAGTTAGCAATTATTATAGAAATGATAAATACATTCTCAATCCAGTTAATGAAGAACCTATCTTTTGTTATTGGAATTTTGATTGGATATTAAATCAAGACCCTGACATATATTGGGAGTGGAGTTCAATTCATCATAAGCTTCCAATCGTAGAGAACATTCTTTTTACTGGAATTGGGAATGTATATAATTGCCCATTATTTGTCGAAAATATTTCTATTGAATCTACATTTGTTTCTGGACATAAGTTCGGGCATTTAGAATCTCACGATTCTATTCTAAATTCTTGGAAGTTGCACCGACAAAATAAGTTATCATTACAGTTTATGGATTAATTAAAGGAGAGTATTCAAATGAAATTTACAGTTTATTCAAAGCAAGGTTGCCCCTATTGCGTGAAAATCAAACAGGTGCTAGAATTGGCAAGTCTTGACCACGTAGTTTATACTCTTGGAAGTGATTTTAATAGAGATCAATTTTATGAACAATTTGGTTTAGGTTCTACCTTTCCTCAAGTTGTTTTAAACGATCAAGAAAATCTGGGTGGATGCTCTGATACAGTTCAATACTTACAGGAGAAAAAACTAGTTTAATGGAAACTAATTTTTACGAAGTTTATAATGACGTAGAAAAAGCAATTGATTTTGCTTTTCAGGGAAAATTTGTTTTGAAATTTTATGATTATTTAAAAATTCGTAAAACAAAAAGATGTGAAGTTGAGGGATTTATTAAAAGTTTCACCGCAAATGAAATCAATAGTCTTGTTAGAGATTTAGATGATTATATTGAAGGTGGTTCAGATGAAATTCATAAACAACTTCGTGAAGGTTATGGGCATATCCCAAAACCACAAGCAAGGAAAATTAGAAATTATTTGTCTAGTATTTTAGAAGATGCCTGGAAATATAATTATGATAAACGACCAGGAAGGCGGAAAAAGAAAACTAAATAAATTAGATCCTCATATTAATCGGGGATTTGAATTGATGTTAAGAACACATAATAGAAAGGAGAGACCATCAAGACCAAAAACATTTCATATTCGTTTTGGTAAGATGTTATCTCTCTTTAGAAGAGAGATACATTTAAGTTTTGATTTTCATTTAGATATTACTAAGAAGTAACTCTCGGAGAAAAACAATGTTAGCAGTAGCTCTTACTCTAGGAACATTAATATCAATTATGTTTTTCTTTATGGGAGGCGTTTTGGGTTGGATGTTAAAGCAATATACTTTTGAAAAAAATTATGTTGCATATACTCACCCAGAAATGTTTGATAATAATGGTAATCTAATACCCGATGAAATTTTAGCAGTAAGGTTTGAAAATGACTATGACAGCGACGACGAAGAAGAAGACAACGAATAGTGCTCCTATTCCTAAACTTCAGCCCAATCCATTTCAGCACGAAATTTTAGAACTTGTTTCAAAGCAAAGAAGTAATGCTAAGAAAGTAGAAGTTCTAAAAGAGTATCGTAATGATGGTCTTGTGACTCTTTTCATTATGAATTTCGATGAAAGTGTAATCAGTGCTCTTCCACCAGGTCCAGTTCCTTATGCTGGTGCTGAAGATCAAACTTCCCTTGGTGGGAATATGACTGATATGATTATGAGCAAGGCAAAAAATGAAGGTATGAAGAGTAATGGATATTATGGGACTGAAAGTTTTGCCGAGGATATGTTAAAGACTTCTATTCGTAATGAGTATAAGAACTTCTACATTTTTGTGAAAGGTGGAAGTAATTCAATGTCTCAGATGCGTAAGGAGAATATCTTTATTAATATGCTACAAGGACTTCATCCCCTTGAAGCAGAGTTGATGTGCCTTGTAAAAGATAAAAAACTTACTGATAAATATAAAATATCTTTTGATGTTGTAAAAGAAGCATATCCCGATATTGTTTGGGGAGGACGTTCATGAGTCGTCTTCGTGATGTAGTAAAAAAGGCGCAGGAGAGATCTATGACTGATGAGAAACGGGAGAATGGAAATAATTCTGCGCAGTATGGATGTGAAATTCTCCTTCAAAAAACAACTCTGGAGCAGGCAAAGGACAAAAGTTTTCCAAATGATGCACATTTGATTTGGTATAACGTAGGTGAAGAACAATGCCTTGATCTAGTTCGAGGTTCTAGAGTTCGTATTTTTGATATGTATTATGATAAGTATGGCCCTGGAGCAGTTAAAAAAATTGACTGGGGATATGGAAGAGTTAGCCCTAAGTTGTGGGGATATAAAGAACCTGAGAAGAAGAAAAGACGATGAGTAATGGTTTTGGAAGTGAAAAAGTAAAAGTTTCTTTGAATGAAGCGGAACTAAATAAACTGATTAAAAAATATAAAGGTCTTCGTAAATATATGAAATCCCCACTTTACCAAGTTAAGGTAATGGATGGAACTGAAACTGTAGTTTCGGAACTTATGGATGAATATAACCAAGACCCTGTAGATTTGTAGGAAAAAAATTGATGGGAAAGCATTATCTACTTAACTTGTATGGATGCTCGTTTGTTCTTTTGGACGACGAGCGTTGTCTTATAGACTTACTGGAAAACGCGGCAGCTGCTAGTGGTGCTACAGTAGTTCAGACTATCTCAAAAAAGTTTGAACCACAAGGAGTCACAGTTCTCTGTTTGCTGTCTGAAAGTCATATTAGTATTCATACATGGCCCGAAGAAGGTAAGGCAGCAGTGGATGTCTATACTTGCGGAGATTGCAACCCAAAGATTGGATGTGATATAATCATTCAGCAGTTATATGCTCAGGATCATACATTGAGTTATATTGAACGATAAAATCAAAATCGACTCTTGTTTCTATAAAAGGGGTAAAAAATTTTCCGCCAAAAAATACCCCTTTAAGAATTTTAAAACGGTAACAAATTATACAAAAGTTTCCGGTAAATATTAATAACGTTCATCCCTATGGGACGGAAGTAGGCCGACGAGGAACGGAACGTTCATTCGCTATTCGCAAATAGCGAACGCAACCGTTGAGCTAAAGGAACGCACCAATACCACAAGTAAAGGAGCAAACCAAATGGCACTCATTCTTATCAAACAAAAGATGCTGAAAGAACAGCGTCTACGTGAGGCACAACTTTATATGGCATCTAGACTTGCCTGATACTCTGGGGGGATTGACTTCCCCCCTTTTTTTATGTAAAATTAGAGAAAACTAATTCGCCAATGAATATTGAAAAAGTTAAACTAATTATCAAGAATATGGAATTATTAGTTCAAGCTCTTCAATTAGAAATTGAAGAAGCAGAAAAGAAACCTAATAATGTCATTAAACTAGATGAGTTACTTGGTAATCGCCAAGATAATTTGGGTGATTATGAACCAGACTATTATGAGGAACCATAATGTATGAAGATTTAACCGCTTTTGAAAGAGCACTTGCTAGGTTTGGAGATAAAGTTCAATATGTTGTTGGACTTGAAGTATCTGATAAGATGTCTCCAGAAGTGGCATATCAGGAAATTAAAGAGATGATGAAGGAACTTAAAAAACTTCGTAAAAAAGAAAAAAATACTTGGGAGAATGAAAACGAATGAAACCAATTAAGGCAAAAGATCTTCTTGAGCTTGATAAGGAAATGAAAGTTGTCCTTCTCAATGCAACTCAAAATCCTCAGACTCTTGTATGGCAAGGAGGCAAGAACGATTACAGTGAAGATCCCATCCACACAAAGACGCCCCCAAATGAAACTGAATCTGGTAAGTGGGTAATTGAACAACTACTTGCCAATGAAAGGGGTCATTGGGGTCCTCTAGAACATCCTGCTATTAGTTTTGATTGCGTGGGATTTGTTCATAATGTGATTGTTCAGGCAAGGACTCACCGTGTTGGTGTTTCTTTTGATGTTCAGTCTCAACGTTATACTGGACGAAGAGTTCTTAAGGTTGCCAAAGGAGAACTGACTCCACAACAGGTATTCTATGTTCGCCCCCCTGGTCTTTATTTGGATCGTAAGGGGCATAAGTATGAATGGACACAGGAAGACTACGAAAGGCAGTTAAAGTTCTGCCTGGCGGCATCTGAGAGGTATACAGAGGCATTTGAGAAGCGTGGTATGGCAGAAGAGCATCTCCGTGATTATCTTCCTCAGAACATTCGCCAGAACTTTGTGGCATCTTTCTCACTTCGAGCAGCACTTCACTTCCTGGATCTTCGTGCTAAACTTGATGCTCAACTTGAAATTCAGGCACTTTGTGAAGGAATGGTTCCTGTAATTAAGCAATGGGTTCCTGAAGTATTCCATTATTATGAAGAAAAGAGGCTACATAAAGCAAGACTTTCTCCCTGACACATATGAAAACGTGGTGCATTAAAGATCATCTTACAGGACACGTATTTAAAACTCTTATGACTGAAGAAGAGTTTCAACAATTCCTTAAAGAAAATCCAGATTTTGATGAGTGTGTTGATTGTATAGAATGTGATGATGCACCTTCAATTTGTATCGAATAAATACATTCACATAATATGGAGTTTTAAGTTGGCAACATACCCAGTTATTAACAAGACCACTGGTGAACAAAAAGAAGTTAATATGAGTGTTCACGATTGGGATCAATGGAAAAGGGATAATCCTGAGTGGGATAGAGATTGGTCTGATCCTTCAACTTGCCCTTCCTCCGGTGAGGTAGGAGATTGGAGAGATAAGCATATCAATAAAAATCCTGGATGGGGAGAAGTTCTCAAAAAAGCATCAAAAGCAGGCGCTAGTAAATCACAAATTTAATTCACCAATATGGCAAGAAAAAGAAAGAGTAGTGGCGACATTCAACCCATTGGTGTTGGGATGACCAATGCTAGGGCAATGCGTAAAAGAAAAAACCAGATTAATATTGAAAAACTTTTAGATATTGAACCTTTAACAGATAATCAAACAAAATTATTTGAGTCTTTTGACGAAGGAAAAAATCTTGTTGCTTACGGTGCTGCAGGAACTGGTAAAACATTTATCACTTTATACAAAGCATTGTGTGATGTTCTTAATGAAAGAACTCCTTATGATAAAATTTACATCGTAAGATCGCTTGTTGCTACTCGTGAGATTGGATTTCTTCCAGGAGATCACGAAGATAAGTCATCACTTTATCAAATTCCATATAAGAATATGGTAAAGTTTATGTTCGAGATGCCTGATGATGCAGCATTTGAAATGCTTTATGGTGCTCTAAAAACACAAGGAACAATCAGTTTTTGGTCAACTTCTTTTATTAGAGGAACAACTCTGGATAATGCAATCATTATCGTTGATGAATTCCAAAACTTGAATTTCCACGAATTAGATTCTATTATTACTCGTGTTGGACAAGATTCTAAAATTATGTTCTGTGGCGATGCAACTCAATCAGATCTTCTGAAAACAAACGAAAAGAATGGTATTATTGATTTTATGAAGATCTTGAGGATTATGCCTTCCTTCGATGTTATTGAGTTTGGTGCAGAAGATATTGTTCGTTCTGGTCTCTGTAAAGAGTATATTCTGGCAAAACTTGAATTAGGTCTCTAATGTTTAATCATATTGAATTGGATCTCCCGACATTAGATCGGGAATTGATTGATGGAGTTCGTTATTACAAATTACCAAACGGATCTAAAAAGTTAGTATCTATTACGTCAGTCACAAGTAATTTTAAAAAAGAATTCTTTGAGTCCTGGCGTAAAAAAGTTGGAGAAGTAGAAGCAAATCGTATTACTAAAAAAGCAACGAGTAGGGGAACTGATGCTCATACATTAATTGAGTATCATCTTAAAAATCTGAAATGCACTTCTGATGTTCTTCCAATATCGGAAATGTTATTTCAGATTTCTATTCCTACTCTAAAACGTATAAATAATATTCACGCATTGGAAGGTTCTCTTTATAGTGAATTTTTAGGTATTGCAGGAACAGTTGACTGTATTGCAGAATTTGATGGAGAACTTGCGATAATTGATTTTAAAACCTCAGCAAAACCAAAACCAAGAGATTGGATTGAAGGATACTTTGTCCAGTGCTGTGCATATGCTTGTATGCTTCACGAATTAACTGGGTTATCAGTTAAAAAATTTGTGATTATTATGGCGTGTGAGAATGGTGAATGTGTTGTTTATGAAGAATATGATAAGACGAAATACATAAAACTTCTTGTCAAATACATTAAAAAGTTTGTTAATGACAAACTACAACAAATTTCTTGACTTTTTTTAATCAAAGAATTATAATATCGCAATAGTTTATGAGTTAAAAAATTGCCACCTACAATCTTAGAGTTAATGGAGAACACAATCGAGAAAGAGTTTGAAAAAGTTTTAGAAGAAAAATTTATTTGCCCCTCTAAATTTGCTCAAGAGGTTGAAGCAATAGTCCAAGAAAATCCAGATGTCAATTATATCGATGCTGTGATTATTTTTTGTGAAAGAAATAAAATAGATTTAGAGTCAGTTCCTAAACTTCTTTCAAAACCATTGAAAGAAAAAATTAAGTTCCAAGCAATGGAACTCAACTTTTTGAAAAAAACTTCACGCGCACGTTTAGTATTTTGAAATTGGATCCCTTAAATTGTTATAAAACATATCTTGCTCTCAAAAATCATTTCACAAAACCAAATTACGATTATCAAAAATATTGCGGAAAAGTAAAAGCATCTCTTCAGGCTTTCTATAAGCGTAAAGATAGGATGTGGTTTGAAAAAATGAGTCGACAAAAAACCGACGAAGAGATTATTAATTTTTTTGTTGCTAATTTTGTCTGTTGTGATGATCCACAATCTCTTTGGATTGGTGAAATTATAAGAGATGGTGAAACTAGATATAAGAATTGGAAAAAAAGAACCGAGTCGATTTCTTATTTCTTCAAAGAGGAAATCGATACGGTTTTTACGTCTAAGAATTTTGAGAATATGTTTATGATCGATGGTAATAGACATCCTCAACTTTTAAAAGAACATCTTCAGGGGAAAATTTCTCTTGAGACTATGGTTATTTTGAATAACATTCTTAACTACAAGTCAGACTTTGATAAAAAACTTCAAGATCCTATATGGGAATTTGTTTCCTTGAGGATTTTAAAATATTCTTCATTCCTACATACAGATATATTTAAATGTAAAAAGATCTTAAAGGAGTGTGTATTATGAGTTTCTTTGACTCTGAAGTTGTAAGAGCAGAGATGACCGAGATCTCTGAACTTCAGGAAGAAATCTATAAGAATGTTTTCAACTTCTTTAGGATGAGTAATGAAGATAAAATAGAACACGTTAATCTTTTACAAAAACTTCTTCAAAAACAACAAATTCTTTATACTCGCTTAAGTCTTTCTGATGATCCAGAAGCAAAGGAAATGAAAGAACGTGTTATGGAATCTGCTACTGTAATGGGTCTTCCTAAGGGAACGGACATTAATATTATCTTTAAAAATATGGAATCTCTCATTGATATGATGAAAGGACGTATTGACGCCGAGGGCAATCCCTGATATACTAAGGGCAAGCGGCTGGGGGATCCGCACCAAAGTTAACCCACACAAGCCAAATACGGAGCATACAAATGTCTTTCGCAAATCTTAAAAAGCAATCTAAACTGGGTTCTCTTACCGATAAACTGGTGAAAGAAGTTGAAAAAATGGGTTCTACATCTTCAGGAGAAGATACCCGTTTCTGGAAACCTACGATGGGTAAGGATAACGTAGGTTCTGCTGTTATTCGTTTTCTTCCTGCTCCAGATGGGGAAGATATTCCTTGGGTAAAAATGTTTGCTCACGGTTTCCAAGGTTCTGGTGGTTGGTATATTGAGAACTCTCTGACTACTCTTGGTCAAAAAGACCCCGTAACCGAATACAATCGCGGTCTTTGGAATAGCGGTAACGATAAAGATAAAGAAACTGTTCGTAAGCAAAAGCGTAAGTTGTCTTATTACAGCAACATTTACGTTGTAAAGGATCCTACCAACCCTGAGAACGAAGGTAAGGTCTTCCTGTTTAAGTTCGGTAAGAAAATCTTTGATAAAATTCTGAATGCAATGCAACCAGAATTTGAAGATGAGACTCCTATCAACCCATTTGATTTTTGGGGTGGAGCAAACTTCCGCCTTAAGATCCGTAAGGTTGAAGGTTATTGGAACTACGATAAATCTGAGTTTGATTCTGCTGGTCCTCTTCTTGACGATGACGATGCAATGGAAGCAATCTGGAAGAAAGAGTATTCTCTTTCGGCACTCATTGCTCCAGATCAATTCAAAACCTACGAAGAACTTGAGAAGCGCCTGAACTATGTTCTTGGCGTAGGTAAAGTTGCTCCTAAGACTTCTTCTGCTGATGAAGAGGAAGAATATGAATCTTATATGCCTAAGCGTTCTTCTGAGGAGAATGTAATGGAAGAACTTGAAGCTTCTTATCGGAAGAGTAAATCTGCTCCTCCAGTTCCTCAAAGTGTGAAAGAAGAACTTAATCGTCTTTCGTCCTCTGCTTCTGATGATGAAGATGAAGACGATGCAATGAGTTACTTCAAGCGCCTTGCTGAAGAGTGATTAGTTCTCGTAAAGTCTGATATCATCAACTCTCTTAAGGGTGGGGTCAACGTATTGATCTCCACCCTCTTTATATGGCATTGTATTTTCCATATCATTCATTATAACAGGAACATAGTCTGATTTAAGTAAGAAAATATTTCTCTTTTTCTCTTCCTTTCTTATTTCATAATCATAGTTTGAAATTGCAATAGTTATATTAAACTGCTGTTTATCTTCACCTAGACCATAATCAAAATATCTGATATTAAAAGATGACGGGACAGTTAGTCCAGATTTAACCATAATATTTCCAGAACTATCTTTAACTTCTATAGTCTCATAGTGATGAGTTCCATAAACAGCATCATAAGTATTATATTTTTCTAATAAGTATTTGTCGAAGGTTTCCTGACTCATTGGCCACTCATCATATACATTGACGATGTTGTTTGATAAAAGAACGATCCAATCTAAAGAAGAATCTCCATAAATTTTTTCAGCAACATTATCAGGTCTTTCGTCTCCGATAACATCATATTTGGTAAAAAAGATTAGGTTTCCAAAAATATCATCTCTAATTTTACCCCTTTTAAATAAATTTTTTGTTCTTGTGTAATTTGATATTTGATCCTGAGACGTATTTCTATTGATATATTCTAAATTTGGTAAGTATCTAAAGTAGTATGCCATTTTTTACCATCCCATTCCTGTTTTACCATCGCCCTTTTCATAATCTGGTTCGTAGATAGGATCAATCTCTCCGAAAGTCATACTTAAATCATATTGAGTCATTGATCCTCCCTCAGCATAAGTCATATAATTTCCATCTGGTGAGTAATTAACAGAGAAATCTCTTAATGCTGCTACTTTAATTCTATTTAAGTATGGGTGATTTTCTGCTCTATCTCCTCTTCCAGTGTAAATGTATCTTATTTTGAATACATTTGGCGCTAATAGGAATAGTTTTGATTGAGATAGACCAGGAACCATACTCTTTTTAAAGTATCTGATGATGTCTTTAATCTGTTGTGCTTCTTTTGGTTCTCTTGGAGTCAGTTTAAAATTAAATGTAAAACTTCTTAGCATCGGTCCATTGAATAATAATTCAAGGTTATTGTTTATTGCTCCTCCAATTGTTCTTGAAAGCAATCCTGGTCTTCCGACTGCTTGCTCCGTAAAATAATTGATTAAAAGTGCTCTTAATTCTGGACCAGCTGACTCAAAAGATTTTCCTACATCTCTAGTCGAGTTAGCAATTTCCTTAAAATAATTACCAGCATCACCAGCACCTGCCGCACCAATTATATTATAAGCAGCACTTGCAAATGCTGCAGTGATTGGATTTAGATCTCCTGATCCCCAATCGACTGACATTGAGTCAACAATTCCCGATTGAATTGGGAGGCAAATTGTCGCCAATGTTTCTGATTTTCTATCCTCCATTCCAGTTAAGGCAACACTAAAACGATCTGTTCCTTGCGTTCCAGCTGGTGCAAGACCAGATTTTTTATATGATTTAATTTCAAATTGAATATAATCACCACCAATACCCTGCCTATTTAAAGGATAAACAAGAAGTTTTCCTTTATCATAATTGTTTATTCTTGTCGTTGCTTCTCCAAAAGGATTGGTATTTGCGTCATAAGCAAAGTTTTCAGATGTTCCTCCAGTATTTGGTGCTGCCGTTGATGCTGGGGCAGGGGGATCAGTCGCAGTTGCTGGACCAACTCCAGCAGTTTTAGCACCGTTAGATAAGTATGATTGAACGGATGCTTTTAATTTTTCAGTTGTTGCCGCATTATATCCGGATATTTGCCCATTTGCAACATCTTGAATACTAGTATATTGAGATGTTGAAGCACCCGCTCCTCTTCGATATAATATATCTCCATTGTTTGCAATCGAGATATACATTGTTTTGACAATCGGATCTGTACTATTTGGGTCTAAAGGCACAAATCCATTCGTTGCTAATTTATTATTTCCATTTGCGTCCTTATATGTATTATTTACAAAAGTTTTTTCGTTTGTAATTGTAGTATCTTTGACATTCCAAAAAGGCATCAGAAATTCCCCCTACGCGCAAGGGATGCAAGAACTTTACGTGATCTATTCCTTATTGACATTTTGACGATAAAGTTCTTTATGTATATTTATAGACCTAATTCGTCTTCTGTGATAATTCTGAATTCTATTCTTCGATCATCACACCATTCTTTTGCTGCTCTCCATTTGGCAACATTTTTTTCATAAGTTAATGCTTCAGTTATATAAGTTTTATTTTGTTTTTTTGGAGAACGAACAGGTGGTTTAGTTTGTTTTTTTGGTTTGACTTCAATTAAATATTTTTTAATCAATCCATTTTGCTCTTGAACCTTGATGATAAAATCGGGATAATATCTTCTAACTTTATTTGTTGTTGGATCTACATAAGGAATAAAAAATTCTTCACTCCCCCACTCTAAAATATTTACCTTTCGGTCACAATATCTCATAAATCGAAGTTCCCAAGAACTCCTGTAAATAATATTTCTTGGATCTCCTTTATATTTTTGAGGATTTTGTGGGTTAAATCTTCCCTGATGATACTTGCTTTCCCGATCTCTCATATCCCGACTACATAATATATAATAAAATATTTATCCTAATGGCAGGAGCTGTAGCAAAGCATTATAAGGTTTCGGAAATTAAACAGAAATTGATGCGTCCGGCGCAGACTTCTGTTTATATGGTAGAGGTATTAACAAATCCAGCGGTAAATTCTTTTGTTTCCAGTAGGGGAGTTAGTGAAGCAAAGCATAAGGAAATGATTAATCTTGCTTGCTGTGAAGCAAGTCTTCCTGGATCTAGTTTAGCAACGCACGAAGTTAATAATGACTATCACGGATCAACTGAAAAAATGGTGTATCGTAGAATTTACGATGACACTATTGATTTAACTTTTTATGTTGATCACGAATATGCAGTTATTAAATATTTTCAGGGATGGATGAATTTTATTGTTGGTGAAGGGGAATACTTTGACTCAGAGCAGTATAAAAATCCTGCAACTTTTTACAGGATGCAATACCCAAAAAGATATAAGAGTGACATTCACCTTATTAAATTTGAAAAAGATGTAAGTAAAAATTCTCCCAGACCCACACTTCAATATCAATTTATACAAGCATTTCCGATCAATATTGTTTCTACTCCAATATCTTATGATGCAAGTGATTTATTAAAAATTACAGTTTCGTTCTCTTATGTTAGATATGTGATGACTAATAGATTTAGTCCTTCTTATCAAAATGCAACTAGAAAACCTCCCATCATAGGAGATCCTGCAGACCAATCTACAATAAATGGAAATGCTTTAAGTCCTTCATATCCATTTACTCCAGGAGTTCCTGAGTTATATACTACAGCAACAGCATTGGATGGAACTCAATATTTTAATGACAGTTTAAGAAATTTACCAAATACATTTTCTTATAACTCTTTTACACCAAATGCTTCTAACCCACCAGTTGGTGATTTTGGAACTCCTGGAACCTCTGGATTTGCGTAATAAATAAAACACCTGAATTGTATAGGAGATTATGCCTTTACCAAAGATTTCTACTCCGACTTATGAGTTGGAATTGCCATCAACTGGAGAAATAATTAGATATAGACCCTTCCTAGTAAGAGAAGAAAAACTTCTTGTTCTTGCTCTTGAGAGTGAAAATACTAAAGAGATTACTAATGCAATCAAAACGGTTATTAAAAATTGTATTCAATCAAAAGGAATTAAAGTAGAAACTTTACCGACATTTGATATTGAATATTTGTTCTTGAATATTCGCGGGAAATCAGTTGGTGAAGAAATCGAAGTTAATTTGATTTGCCCAGATGACAATGAGTCTACAGTCTTAACTAAGATCGCTGTTGATGATATTCGGGTTAAAAAGAATGAAGAGCATACTAATCAAATTAAGATTGATGATAATTTGATGATGGAAATGAAGTATCCATCATTAGATCAGTTCATTAAGAGTAATTTTGATTTTTCTTCTGGAAACAATATGGATCAATCTTTTGATTTGATTGTTTCTTGTATTGCTAAGATTTATAATGCAGAAGAAGTTTGGTCTTCATCAGATGTGACTAAGAAAGAACTTGTTGATTTCTTAGATCAAATGAACTCATCACAATTTAAACAAATTGAAAAGTTCTTTGAGACTATGCCTAAACTTTCCCACGAAGTTAAGATTACAAATCCAAATACAAATGTTGAAAGCACTGTTGTTCTTGAGGGGCTATCAAGTTTTTTCGCGTAGCAATGGTCCATATGGACCTTGAGAATTATTATAAGTTGAATTTTGCTTTAATGCAGTATCATAAATATTCATTGACCGAAATTGAAAATATGATGCCTTGGGAACGTGACGTTTATGTTATGTTGCTAGAGCAGCATCTAGAAGAAGAAAGGCAAAAACAACAGCAAAAATAATCAATGGCAGTCGAGGATCCTACTAAAAAACAAATAGAAGAAGTAGATCCTGAGGTTGCCAAAATTCTTGGGTTAGAGGATAGTTTCGACCTTGATCAAGAAGAATATTTAACTCTTCTCAAAGAGAAGATGGTCGAAGCAAGAATGAATGAGAGTAAGTTTTCATCGGAACAGGCGATGAAAATTACTGAGGAATATAAAAAAGTAAAAGGTGCAAAAGGAACTAAATTTACTGCAGCAAAAAAAGGAATAAATGTAGATTCTTTTTTTAATAAGAAACCTCAGGGTGAAGGATCAAATCAAAAACCAGTCACAGATCCTGCAAAGTTATTGCCAGGTTCTGGAGGTGCTTTGGCAAATTATCAACCACCAGAACCAGAACCAGAACAAGAAAAACAGGTAGATAATAATTCAAAAAAGATTGGAGAAATAGAAAAGTTTTTAAATGGATCTCTACTTGATATTGTAAAAGAAATTAGAGGATTGACCGAGAGTATCCTTTCTATATTACAAAAACAGTCTTCTGCTGATAAAAAGGGATCAGAATTATCAAGAAGAGAAAGAGAGAAGACTGGAAAGGAAGGTAAGGAGAAAGATTTAGAAGGCAAGAAGGAAGAGAAAAAGGGTTTAGGACTAATCAATAAAATTCTTAAACCCTTTACGAGTATCTTTGATACGATTAAGAATTTTATAATGATGGTTCTTCTTGGATCTTTGGTTAATTGGTTATTTACTGTCTTACAAAATCCAATGACATTACTCAAACCTATACAGGGTTTGATTGATGGTATAACTGGTTTCTTTAATACAGTTATACAATTTATTGATAAGATGGTTGTTCAACCGGTGAGAAATTTTATTGATGCAATTAATTCTGCATTGAATGGTTTTATTGGTCTTTTGAATGGTGCATTAAAAATGCTTCCAGGTTCCCCTCAAATAGGGTCTGCGAATATTCCTAACATTCCACAAGCTCCAGAACTTCAAGCACCCAATATTACTGGTGAACCAAAGAACCCAGAACCTAAACCAACTGCAGGTCCACCAATTAATCTTAAATTTACTGGTGGAGAAGTTAGACCTCCAAAAGTAGTAAAAAAAGAAACTGGTGGATCTATTCCAGGAAATGCAGCAGATAAGAAAAAATTATCTTTTAATGATACAGTTTCAAGAGAGGGTGGAAATGTATCTTCTAAAACTACTTCATTCAATGTTTCTGGTCTAGGTCCCGATAAACATCTAACTGCTCTTTCAACTGGAGAATATGTATTAAAGAAAGGTGCTGCTGATTGGTTGGGTGGTCCAGTATATCTTGATAATATCAATAAAATATTTGGTGGAACAACTGAAAGAAGAGTTGCTAATCTTGGAGATATTAAAATTGAAGCGAAGTCGACTGGAGGTCAGATTGGTGGATTTAGTGGTTCCAATGGTGCTAGAGGATCTAGTGGTTCCAATGGTTCCAATGGTGCTAGAGGATCTGGTGGATCTAGTGGTTCTAATGGTTACAATGGTGCTAGAGGATCTGGTGGATCTAGTGGTTCCAATGGTGCTAGAGGATCTGGTGGATCTAGTGGTTCCGATGGTGCTAGAGGATCCAGTGGTGCTAGTAGTTCTGGAGGTTCTTCAAATGGATTTAAGATTGGTGATAGAATTTTTAGCCCGACAGAATATAGTAAGAATGTAATATCAACTCGTTATATTACAATTGGTAAAAATCCTCCAAAATCATATGTTCTTGGATATGTTAGGGATAGTGCAAGTAGTGGAAAATATACTATTAAAATGGTCAATAAACTAGTGTCTTCTGCTGGATTGGGAAAGTTAGTTGGAAAAAGCGACAAATTAACCGGAGTTCTTCCCTCAAGTCCAGAAGGACAATCTATTTTAAAATCTGCAAACGTTGCTGATTATTTTAGAACTGTAGTTGGCACTGCAAAAATGTTTAAACTTGAATTGAAATATGATAAAGATGCGGATATTCAATATTGGTATAATCAAGCATATCAAACACATTATAATGATTGGAAGGATAAATTAGGAGTATCTGATGAAAAGGCTAAGCAGATGGCATCAGTTGCTGCTGCTGAATTTGCAATATCTAAATCTAAAGGATCTAAAGGGTCTTGGTTGCCTGGATCACCACAATCCAAAGCTCCTGAGTCTTTAAGATATCAAGGTGTTGAAACTGATAATCTATCAGGACCTGAATCTACAGACTCTTCGGCAGCAGATGCTCCTAAAGACGATAAAACATTAAAATTTGATGATTCTGCTTTAACCTCAGGAACAATCTATGGAGACCCTGCAAAAGATTCTTATGTAACCCCATCTGCCCCGTTGATTCCTACTAGATCTGAATCTAGAAATCCTCAAAGTGAAACTGGAGAACCTAAAAAATCAACCCAATCTCAACCATCATCACCATTAATTCCTTCTGCACCGACATCATCTTCATCATTGTCAGAAGATCAACTTAATAAAATGTCGGTGGATCAATTGAGTAAAATGTTAGATCCATCAAAAGTTGGAGCATCTAATCCAGCAGTTTTTGAAGCTGCTACAAGAGCTAGAGAAGAGGGTAAAGCACAAGGTCTTACTGGGGAAGTATTAGAAAAGAAAGTATTAATAGCATCTATTTTAGCAAAGAAAGGTGGATCATCATCTGCTGTTTCTTCACCTACAACTTCTCCTTCTATAGCACCTGGGAAACCACCTAATATACCAGGTGTTCCCGAAAGTCAACCAAGTGTATCTATGTTGCCACTACCATCTGTTGGGAAAGGAGGAAACCCACAATCAGGAATGACAAAAACTGGATCAACACCTGTTGTTTATTTTAATTCTTATGACAGTAGTGAGGCTGCTATAATTACAACCGCAGCTCTTTATAACATCTGGGGAATGTAGGGGGATAGATAGATGCTTCCTTTATTACTTGGCGCAGGAAGAATGTTAGCAGCAGGAGCAGCAAGGGGTGCTGCTACAGGGGCAGCAAGAGGAGCAATTGTTGGAGGAATTAAAGAGACTGTAAAGAAAGGTATTGTTGATGGGGCAAAGAAAAAAGCGACCTCATTTATTAAGAAAAAAACTACCAAAGCTAATAAGAAAATATCTCCAGATAAATTAATACCAAAAGGAAGTAAGGGTAGTGGCACTGGAGCATTAGTTCGTCGTAAGTCATCTGCAATTGTTCGTCGTCCAACTTCTGCTCTTGTTAAACCCGTCGATAAAGAAACTGGGGTAGAAGAAAAGCAACAAAAAGAAGAACAAAAACCCTTTGATGGTGGAGATCTAATCAAGGAATTAATTGCAATCAAAGAAACTTTGATTAAAATTAAAGGAGTTTTTGGATCTAATTTAGCAAATACTTTAAGAAATCAAAGAAGTCAAAGAATTCTTAGAAGTAAAGAAAAGGCATCTAAGAGAGAGGCAGAATTAGAGAAAAAAGGTCCTGAGAAAAAAGGTAAGATATTAGAGGGTCCTAAAAAGAAACTAAGTTTCTTTGATATGATTTGGAATTATATTAGTAATGTTTTATTAGGAAGTCTTGCAAATTTCTTATTTAATTATGTTCCTCAGATTATTAAAATGTTTGGGGAAATTGCTAAAGGTCTTGAAAATCCTTTACAGCAATTAAGATTAGGAATAATTGCTCTCACAACTTTATTCCCGAAACAAATTAAGTTTCTTGCTAAACTGACGGGGATGATCATTGGTCCTCCTGCAAGATTGATAGGAAAACTTTTATTAAAAGCAGGAGGAGTCGCTAAGAACTTATTTAAGAAAGCAGGAACTCTTGTTTTTAATTTAATTAAGGGACCTCTTACAAATTTAGTAAAGAGAATTGGTGGAGAAGCATTAGAGCAAGGTATAAAATCAACTGCTAAAGGTGCTGTTAAATTTGCAGGAAAAGCAGCAGCAAAAGCAGGTACTGCTATAGGAACTAGTGCTAGATTTTTAAAACGATTTAGAGCATTTTCTAAAATGTTTAAAAGAGTTCCAGTTATTGGGGCTTTGATTGGCATTGGTATTGATTTAGCATTAGGGGAACCTTTAGACCGTGCTGTTGTTGGAGCAATAGGAGCATCTTTAGGTACTGCAATAGGTGGAGCAATTGGAACAGGTGTTATTCCAATTCCTGGTCTTGGTGCTCTTGTTGGTGGTGCTATTGGTGGTGCTATTGGTGATTGGGGGGCAAAAGAAATTTATAAAAATTTGTCAGGAAGAACTGGTCCAGTTGATAAGGCAAACCCAATTCCCGTTGAACGTCGTTATGCTGCAGGTAGAGTTGGTGGTGGTTCTAGATCTATGCCAAGTAGGACTACCAATATACAACCAAAACCTGCAGTAGCAACAACTAAAGTTTCTGCCGATGTTGAAAGTAAGGCAAAGGAAGATATTCTTAAGGATGAGAAAAGTTTAAACAGATTTAAATCTCTCTCATCAACTTTTGCAGGAACTCCATTTATTGGTCAGTTATTGAAGATGGGTATTGATATTGGAATGGGAGCACAAGTTCAAAAGACACAGACTGATGCTGCTGCTCAAGACCTTGGATTTACTATTGGTAAAGCATTAGAAGATGATGAGTTTTCAGTTCCTGGTTTAAACAGAAGAATTATTGGACCTTTATCTAAGAATTTAACTGAGTGGGCAAAGAAAAGAATATTTTATGAAGTAAAATCAAGAGAAGGATTGTTCCCTTCTATTGAAAAGAGTGAAGGTGAAAAGAGCAAAGAGGGATTTAAAACAACATCTGGAGAAAAAACACCGGCAGTTGATGGTGCATTAAGTGCTGCAGATTTAGAAACAATTAAAGCATCTTCTGCAGATAAACGGGCGGCCGCTCACTTGGCAACATTGGAAGCAAGTGCTCCACAACACGTTTCTGATGTCTATCAAGTTATTTTGAATAGAGCAGCAAAACAAAGTGGAGGTATTCCTGCAGTTATTACTGCTAAAGAGCAGTTTAGCCCATATTCTGCAGCAATTTATGGGACAAGTGCAGATGCTGCAGCTGCAAGCAAGTATGGACCTCTTAAGATATCTAAAAAAGAATTATTTGAATTGGCAGGAAAATCTGATGGAATACAACAATTAACAAATCGATTTAAAGCAGGAAATCCTAAGATTGCTGCTCAGGTTCTTTCTGATTTTGAAACAGGTGGATCATTGTCAAAAGCATCAAAACAGTTTGTTGGAGGTGCTCAGTATTTTATGGGATATGCAACTAAAGTTTCTGGCGAAAGAAGAAGACCTGATGGTGGAAATTATTTTAGAGATAATTATGGAGGTGGTTATGGATTTAATCATCACGCACTTCCGTTTTTTGCTATGGGAGGAAACCATACCGTTACTTCTGGAATGGGAATGAGAAACTTTGCATTATCTCCTGGTATGCATATGGGAGTTGACATTGCGGGATCCACTGGAGAACCTTTGCAAGCATTTACTGATGGAACTGTTGAAGCAACCTCTCCACCATCACCTTCTGCCGGTTATGGAAATTGGGTGAGTTGGATTGACAGTAGTGGTATCGGACATTTTTATGGTCATATGAATAAACCACCTTCTGTAAAGGCAGGGCAAAAGGTAAAGAAAGGGACTGTTCTTGGAGAACTTGGAAGCACTGGTAAATCTTCAGGACCTCACCTTCACTGGGAAGCAGCAACAAATCCAAGAGACACTGGAATGCCCAAGAATGCAGTTCTCTCAAGATTTAATCCATTATCAAAGTATAATAAAGAAGCTCCTTTCGGTGGAACTATTAAATCCGATGGTTCTGTTCCAGAAAGTTCAGGAACTTCATCCAACCACGATGCAGCACCTGGTTCAACTTCTCCAGGAACTTCGAGTTCAAATCAATTATCTTTCTCTGATAGTGCTCTGACTTCAGGAACAATCTATGGAGATCCTGCTAAGGGTGGTGGATCTGGAACTAGAGGTAAAATCGTAGAATACTTAACTGGAGATCCTAATAGTCCTAACATTGCAGGAAAAGCATATGATAGGGCAGGACACGGAACACCTGGCAATTATCACGATCACGTTGCCTTTAATGATCGTCAGACTGCAATAGATGCTTATAAATTCTTTAAATCAAAAGGTGTAGATGTCACTGAATTTAAAGGATTTGGTAGTGTTGGTGGCCACGCAACAAATTCTTATCATTATTCCGGTTTAGCATTTGATATTCCAGGATATCAATGGGGTGGAAGTGGTCCTGTTGGTGATAAAGATTATGCTGGGTCAAGAAAAGTTAGAGCACTTCTAAATGAATTTTTTGGAGGATCAATACCTGTTGGAAGTGGACCTCCTCCTTCAGATATTGCTCAAGGATCTCAACCAAATGCAGATGGGTCGAATAATGGAGGATTACAGTTCTCTGAATCTGATTTAACTTCAGGAACAATCTATGGAGATCCATCAAAAGAATTCTATAAAAAGGAGATGGCAAATATTGATCAACTCAAACAAAAACCATCTTATGATCAGAGTGGAAAACAAAGTATAGTTATGTTGCCACCTATGCAGGCACAATCAGCAGCAGGACAATCTGGTGGTGGTAGGGGCATTTCACCTATTTCTGGTGGGTTAAATAATAAAGAAGTTTCCGCGCTTTCTGTTCGTCAAATTCTAGCATCAGCACTTTATAAAATTTAAGATTAATGTCAAATCAACAGGTTAATGCTTCCGATATTAAAACATTTACTATCTTTCCTACCAATGGAGATGATAAAGATAAGGGAGTTGATATTGTATCCTTAATTCAAGAGTTGAAATATTATGAAAATGTTCTATCAAACTCATTATCTTTGAGTGTTATTGTTGCAGATAGTGGAGGATTGGAACTTTATAAAGATAATATGATAGGTATTTTGGACGGAATACCTATTAGAGGTGGAGAAAGGGTTGCTATAGAATTTTCAGATTCTCAAGAGAAAGAAACTACTTTATCTTTTGGCACTCATAGTTTTTATATTAATAGAATTAAAAACGTTAATCCTGGAACATCCAACGATGTTTTTATCTTGGAATTATGCACAAGAGAATTTTTGGCGAATGAACAATCCAGAGTTGTTAAAAGATATGATGGAAAAATATCTGACAGTATTAGAACAATACTGACTGACCCAAAAGGTCTGAAGACAAAGAAAAATTTGGATATCGATGCAACAGTTCTTCCATATAACTTTATAGGAAATGACAGAAAACCTTTCTATATTTGCACTTGGTTAGCATCTAAAAGTGTTCCAGAAGCATCCGGAAAAATTAATGGTGCTGCTGGTTATTTCTTTTTTGAAACATATGACGGATTTAAATTTAAATCGATTGATGTTTTACTTTCCCAACCACCAAAGGATAGGAAAAAATTTGTTTATACAAACGCACCAAATATAGAAGGGCCAACAGATTATACTACAAAAATTACATATGTTTCTATTGAAAGAGATATGGATTTGCAACAAAATCTTTTGATGGGAACTTATGCAAATCGTAGTTTGTTCTTTGATTTTTATGCAATGGATTATGAAATAAGAAATTATAATTTAAAGAACGATCAGAAGGATAAAATTAAACCCGCAGAAGATAATATATTATTTGTTCCTGATGAATTTACCCAAACTCCATCAAGATTTATGAATTTACTTCTGGATCTTGGAGCATTGCCATCTGGAGAAACGCCAGACAAACAACTTGAAACTTGGAAAAATAATCCTAAGCAACCTAACTTTGATGCACCAAAGACAATGGTTCAGGCAATTATGAGATATAATCAACTATATACAATTAAGACTAATATTGTTATTCCCGGTGACTTTAGTCTTAGGGCAGGTGATATAATTGAATGTGACTTCCCTGATTTGGATAAGAAGAAAACCAAAGAACCAAATAAAGAGACAAAAGGATTTTATTTAATTGCTAGTTTATGTCATAGGATTACACCAAATGATACTTATACAAGTTTAACACTCGTTCGTGATTCGTTCAACAGCACTACCATCAAGTAAAATGGACAGAACACTTCAGCAACATATTAATGATGATCTTGATGAATTAAATAACCCAACTACTAGTGGTCAACGTCGTCGTCATCTTGAAGAAGAAGTTGAGGCACTTGAACAGTATCAAGTAAATCATCCTGATGAAAATTATGATCCAACACCATTAGAGCTATATTGCGATTCTAACCCAAGTGCCTTAGAGTGTAGAGTATACGATGATTGAACAGGAATTATTTAAAAAACATTTTTTAGGTAGAGACGGATTTGTTTGGTGGGTTGGGCAGATTGCCGATGCCAAAATGTGGAAGACCAATCAACCTGGAAAAAGAACTTTAACTAATGCAGATCATAAAGGATTTGCTGAAAGATATAGAGTTCGTATTATGGGATACCATACTGCAGACCCAAAGGCACTAACAGATAATGATTTACCTTGGGCAACAATAATGTATCCCGTGACTGCAGGTTCTGGAGGAGCAACAGCATCTGAGTCGGCTCAACTTAGACAAGGAACTTTTGTCTTTGGTTTCTTTATGGATGGTGAAGATGGGCAAGTTCCCGTCATTATGGGAGTTTTGGGGTATAATGAATATACCACAGTAATGCGTAATGTTCCCCCAGTTCCTTTTCTTCCTTTTGATGGATATGAAAAATTAGATAGAAGATCTCAGCAGGCAATTAAAGAAAAAAAGGAAAAGGTTCAGGCAACTCAAGTAAAACCACCAGGAAGAACTCCTGTAGATCCACAGCCAACAATTCAACAATCAACAGTAGGTCAAAATCAATCTAATCATTCTGCTCAAGAAGAGTCTCAAAAGAAAGAAGGAAATATTCCAACACCTGAAGCAAAACCAAGACGTGATGGTCCCAATCAAATTAAAGGATTGCAAATTGATATTCGTAATCTAGTTCAAAAAGTAGAATTAATTACAAGAGATCTTTCAAAATTTGGAACAGAACAAAAAGGATTAATTAATAAGTATTCCGAAAAAATACAAAAGGCAATGGATGAGGCAACTAAGTTTGTCTCAGAAAAAGTTAAGTGGATCGTTAAAGAATTAAGAAAAAATACTGTAGAGAGAGTCAATAATGCAGTAAAAGATACTTATTATTTCTTTTTCCCAAACGAAAGACCTAAAGTAAAAGCAGCGCAGGATAAAGCATTAAATAAAATTTCTTGTGTTTTTGATAAAGTAGTTAAGGGACTGTTTGGTTTAGTTGGAAAGTTCTTAGGATCCCTTGTAAGTAAAATCGTAAATGTTGCTGCTTGCGTTATTGAAAACTTTGTTGGTGGTTTAGTTGGAAAAATAGCAGGATTTCTTTCCGGTGCTCTTGACAATATTTTAAAACCTTTAAATTCTCTACTTGGGCTAGTTTCAAGTATAGGTGCAGTGGGAAATTCTTTAAAAGGATTTAGTGGATTTAAAATCGATGCTGTTGCAAATATTTTTGAGTCAGTTAAATCTTTACGTGGTTTCTTTAGTTGTGAAACAAAACCAGTTTCTCAGGTCACCGATCAATGGAGTATATGGCAAGGTGCAGGTGATAATGGAGAGTCTCTTGCAAAATTAAAGTCAGTATTCAATAAAGCAAAGTCAGTTGGAAGTCAAGCTGTTAGTGCCGTAAATCAAGTTACTTCACTTGGAGATTCCATTGGAAGTTCATTAAAGAGTCTAGATTTTTCGGATTTATTTGAGGATACTTGTAATGTTGGTGCAATATTATGTGGACCACCGAAAGTTTCCTTTTTTGGGGGTGGAGGTTTTGGGGCAGCAGCAAATGCTATTGTAAGTGCATCTGGAGATATTATTGGAGTTGATATGATTAGCCCTGGATCTGGTTATATTGATGCTCCCTTTGTTTCTTTTAGTGACCCTTGCGGAAAGGGTAGGGGTGCAGTAGGAAAAGTAGTTTTGAATAACTTTAATAAGGGTGGATCCGGAACAGGACTTGGTTTAGATTCCACTCTCATTAACTTAGCTAATCAAAATAATTTTTGGTCTGGGGACGAAAATCTAGCATTGTTTGATCAGATTTCAAATTCAACTAATTTGGATCCAAATTCTTCGGCAGGAGGAACTGGAACTGACGGAACTGGAACAGGAACTGGTGGAACTGGAACTGGAACTGACGGAACTGGAACAGGAACTGACGGAACTGGAACAGGAACTGGTGGAACTGGAACTCCGAATAATGATAATATCATTGGAGTCCCTATAGAAATATCTTTAGGTTCTTCTGGAATTGATTATGAAAATTCTTCAAATGTTTCTACAATAGGAGGATCTGGAACTGGTCTGACAGTCAATATAGAAACTGAGGATGATATTAATCTAGATGAAGATGATGCAATAGGTGGAGCAATTGTTAGTATTTCGATTTATGATCCTGGAGTTGATTATAAGGTCGGGGATATTGTAAGTATTGAAGGTGGTAGTGGAGGAACATTCAGAATTGATAAAGTTGAAGGTCCAGCATCTGGGATTGCTGTAAATTCTCAGACTCCATCTGCAGGGGGAATAGCAAGGGTTATTATTATAGATCCTGGAACTGGATATTTACCTGCTCCCGATGGTGATACTGGTGGGGAAGGAAGAATATGGAAAACAAAAGATCAAACAGAGGTGAGGAGATCAACTTTAGATTATGATAGACCTTATGACCCAGGTCAAACTATTAATTTAAATCCAGGAGATACAGTCAATCTTCCAATAGGATCTTCGGAAACTATTTCTGATGTAAATGGAAATATTCTTGAAGTTATTCCTGGAGGTTCTCCATATACTGTTTCTAACTCAGGAACAATTACTGCTCCTGTTGGAATTCAGACCTCTATCATACCAGAATCTCCTACATTATCTAATGGACAGTATCCTGTGATATTGGAACTTGAAGAAGTTTATGTAAAAAATTCTGGATTTGAGTATAGCCCAGAAGATAAGATTGTTATGGAACCAAATCTAGGTGCAATTTTAGAACCAATTTTTAATGATGTTGGAGCCCTACTTGGAGTTAATATTGTGAGAGGTGCTGAAGGATTTACTGAGATGCCTGAAATTTTCATTGAAACTGAGACTGGTTATAATGCAGAATTGGTTCCAGTATTCAAGGTAAATAGAGTTGGAGATAATATTGATGTTATGAGTCCTTCCTTGGGAGAGAAAGTAATTTCAGTTATTGATTGTGTAGGTAAATTCTAATGGCAGAAAAGAAAAATTATCACGCTCATAGAAAGGGCACTAAAGATAGTGAGACTAAGAGAGGGCATATTCATAACGATAATGTCCTTTCTGCTTATATGGTAAGAAGTGGATATGATTATCGTCATTATATGACAATGGATGCAGATGCTCATAGAACTGGATGGACGATCCTTAGATGCCCTGGAGCATTTAATGTTAAGGCAGGTGATGATATTCCATATAATTCAAATTCAATTTATTTTGAAGCAATTAATGGTGATATTGTTTTAAAAGCAAAGAATGGAAGAATTAAACTTGATGCTGAAAATATACAATTGATTGCTAAAGGTGGTAGTAATAAAACTGGAACAATTCTTTTAGAGTCTAACGAAGATATTACATTAAACTCTAAGAATATTAGATTGAATGCAGACTCAGTGTGTAAGTTCTTCTCTTCTGGATCGATGCAAATAGTAGCAGATGCTTCTATGGACATTTATGCAGGTCTAGCCGATTGTGCTACAGGAGCTTGTAAAATTAAAAAATCCAAATATCCATCCAAAATTGCAAAGATACATAATAAAGGAAACTTTGTAGTTTAATATAGAAATGGCATTTTCTTTCGATGATATTGCTATAGGAAAAAGATTTTTCCTTGGATTTGGAAAACCTGAAATTTTAGGAAGAGGTCCGGCAGAAATTCGTGGATCTATGTTTGCTGAAGGTCCTGCTATTTTTGGAAACGCTACGGCATTTCCTTCTATTTGGGCAACTGTAATGATTGGTCCAAATAAGAATAGAGATTCACCTCCTTGCGTAATTCCTGGAAATTTAGCTGCTTGTGGGGGAGTCAATAATTCCCCATACTCCCTTGCAGTCAAAGGAAATGCTGCGATTTTTAATCATTTGGACGTTTCCAGAAATATTACTGCAGGAACTAATATTTTCGCGGGGGGAAATATTAGAGCACAGGGGGATGTTGTTTCTCATTGTGGTGGGCATCGTTTATCTAATAAGAAAAACTTTGACATTCCTCACCCATCAAAACAAGGTTGGAGATTAAGACACACTTGTCCAGAAAGTCCTTCCAATGATGTTTATATTCGTGGTAGAGTTAAAAATAAAACTACAATCGATCTTCCAGATTATTGGAAAGATTTTGTAGATATTAAAAATATCACTGTTACATTGACTCCAATTGGTTCTCACCAAAGTGTAATCGTAAAGAGTTGGGATAATGAAAAAGTTTATCTCCAATCAAATGGTGGTTTGCCAATCGATTGTTTCTACACAATCTATGCAGAAAGAATTGATGGCGATAAGTTAATTCCTGAGTATAAAGGATTGACACCTGATGAATATCCAGGAGATAATGGTGAATATAATATTAACACTTAATATATGAAGGTCCACGAAGTTTTTCCCATAGTTGTTGCTCAAGACGAAATAGACGTTCATCCAGAATTTAAAACCAAATACTTCGAAGAACTTAAAACTCTTTGGTTTAATGGATATGAAAATGAGACTCCTGAAAATTCTGGGAGATCTGCCCTTCATTTAAATCCAAACTATAAGTTTTTCTTTGAGTCATTAAAAAGATCTGTTATTAAGTATCTTGATTTGATGGAAGTTGATTCCCATAAATTAAGTTTTCATATTACTAAATCTTGGATTGGATATCATAACAAAGATATACCACAACTAAAACCACATACTCATAATGCTTCTGATATTTCTTTTTGTTATTATTTTTCTTCAGATGAATCTTCAGATAAATTCTGTGTTCATAACAAAGAAAACTTGAATGAGGTTTCAGATGCTCTCTTTGAAACCAGTAATAAATATAATTTGATTAGAAAGTTTAATCGATACAACTGTGATTATTATACAATTACCCCTCACGAAGGAACGGTTGTTATATTTCCCAGTAAATTAATTCACTCAACTTTAAAGAAGGATAATTTAACTGATAGATATGTAATAGCAGGTGACATTAAACTCTGTTTAAAAGAAGAATATAAATTATATCATCAGACGCTGCCTCACCCAAATCAATGGTTGTCATTTTAAGGAATTAAATTATGAATGAAGAAGAATATCTTGCTATGCTATTGGAACAACAACTTGTTCCAGAAACTGCCCCACCAGATCCACTACCAGCAATAGTGCAAGATGTCTTCTTTAATGTTGACAACGAGACAGGAACTGTTGGTATTGGAACTTCTCAGGCAATAGGTGCAAGAGTTCATATTATTTCAAGAGATCCTTTCCCTGCTGTTAGGATTTTACAGAAAGGAACTGGTGATGTTCTTTTAATTGATAATAAAGATATTGCTGATCAGAATGATCCTCCACGAATCCCTTATTTTAATTTAAAGAATGATGGAAAGATTGGAATTGGAACCACCCTCCCTCTTTCTGAAATTCATTTAATCACAGATAAAGAAGCAAGTAATATTTTAATTGGGGATCTTCCAGGTTCTCGTTCTAGTACAGATTCTGGAATGACATTTTCTGGACTGGCAAATACTGTTACTTCTGGATTATTTACTGAAGTTGATGGATTGTTAGTTAGCTTGGCAGCAAACGTTTCTCAGGTTGGTGTTGTAGATACGAGTCGAGTTGGTGGACTAGTTCGTATTGATACTCGTAGAAGAGATGAACTTGCAGTTGATCCAAATATTCCAGGAGATTATAGTTCTTTCACCGTAAAAGGAGTTCCAATCGGTATAGGTTCTACTTCAGAATACAATGTATTAACTGCAAATCTTGATACTGGAGATATTAATATTGCACCACAAAAGGGAGAAGTATATGTAGGTGCATATTCTTCTGTCACATCTGTTGGTATTGGAACAACTGCTATAGATGATCAATATAGACTTTATGTTTATGGAAATACTGGAATCGCAGGAACATTGTCTCTTCCAGATTATTCTAAAATAACTGTTGGAGTTTCAAGTGATCTTTCAATATACCACGATCCTGTAACAAACAATAGTTATATACTTGAAAATAATCCAGCAGGAAATTTGGTGATTGCTGGAGATAATATTGAATTTAAAGATACTTCATTAACAGAAAATTATGCAGTCTTTACAACTAATGGTTCAGTAGAACTATACTATGATAATGTTAAGAAATTAGAAACTACTCTAGATGGTGTCTTTATTGGTGCTTTAGGTTTCTCAACAACTGGAATTATAAGCGGTCCTCAAGAAATTATTATAGATCCTGCAGTAGTTGGAGATGACACTGGAATCGTAAGAATCAAGGGAGATCTTTATGTAGATGGTGGAACTACTCAGATCTATTCTACCGTCGTTATGATTGCCGATGCTAGAGTTGGAATTGCGACTACAATTTCTACTGATAATGTTTTATTGGATGATGCGGGTATTGAAATTGGTATTGGAACAATTCAGAAAAAATTTACTTATAATTACTCATCAGATTCTTTAAGATCGACAGAAAACATTAATATTTTCCCCATTGATAAGGTATATAAAATAGACGGAAATACTGTTCTAAGTATATCAACAGTTGGAACTTCTGTTACAACTTCTTTCTTAGAGGAAGTAGGAGTATTGCAAAGGTTAAGAGTTAGTGGTCTATCAACTCTAACTGATCTTTATGTGAGTGGAGTTGCAACTGTTCCGAATCTTGATGTTAATAATTTAAATTTACCTTCTGGAATTGCAACAATTGGATATGCAACTATTACTTCTGCATCCATAGGTTTTGCCACAATTGGATTTGGTTCAATACGGAATTTAATTGTTCCTACAACTGGAATTGCAACGATTGGGGTTGTAAGTATTGGTATTGCAACTATCAATGATGCAAGAATTACAAATTTATCAGTAGGGACTACTGATGGCACTCCTTTTGGGCAGGTTGGAATTTTAACAATTGGAGCACTTTCACCATTTGGTCAATTTGGTGGTGGGTTTATAGGTTCTGAGTCTCAAGTTTTAGTTGCAACTGGAAGTTCATATTTTAACGATACCGGAATTGGTATAAGTTGGTCAGAATTTTCTCTTTCTGCTATTGGAGGAACGACTGGTATTGCTATCACGGCAGTTGATCCTCTCACAGATACTAGAGAATTCTATTTACCTGGAGTTCCTACGGACGAAGTAGATGCTGCAGTTGGTGGAGTTGCTATTGCGGCAACAATGTATGCTGGAGGATTGAAATATAGTCCATCAACTAGAACATTATCAGATTTAAATGGCAATTTCAGAGCAATTCCGCCAAGAGATCCAATACCAGAAGTAACTCCTACAAATATTACATCAGCAGACGTTGGTAAATGTAGAATAGTTCTTAGTAATATTGCGATACAGAATGGAGATTTCCAAGTTGGAGATGCAGTTACAATCGTAAACAGAAATACTGTCACCATTAGTATTCAGGCTGGAGGATCTACACTTATTTTGGGTGCTCAAAATAGTAATACATCATCAAATAGAAACTTATCGAGAAATGGTATTGCCACTTTATTATGTGTTGACCGACAACCCGCTGGTGGTGGATTTACTAATACATTTTTAATTTCTGGAGTGGGATTATAATTATGTCCATCATTCAAATGCTATTCACTGGCGGTGGAACTTTCTTGACTAACGAATTTAATACTACAGCAAATGCTAAACCATTTACTACAGTAATCCCTTTCGTAGAAAGTAATTTTCTTGTTCCTACCGGGGTTTCTAACATTACTGCACAGGTATGGGGTGGTGGAGGAGCTTCTGGTTCTTGTTATTTTGGAACCAGTGGTGCCGGTGGTGGAGGCGGATACGTTTCTGCAACTATCCCTGTAACTGATTTAGGCATTACTGCTCTTACTATAAGAGCAGGTGGTGGTGGAGGAAATCCAGATTATTATAATCGACCTATAGATGAATATTTGGAATTTAATAGGGCAACTATTTCTCATATTGGATCATCAGGTGCTTCAAGTAATGCAACTTATTCTACAATCACTCCAGTAGCAGGAGCAACTGCAAGTTCTGTAAGTAATGTCACTTATTCTACGATTTCTCAAGTAGCAGGGGCAGATGTAAGTTCTATAAGTAGTCCAACTTATAATACTGTTACATATGTCGATTCTGTTTCTAATACCAATGTAACATCATTAACTATTCCCGCTGGAGTATTGCAAGTTGGGGATGTTATTTTAGTTGCTTCTGTTTGTGCGACTGGAACTACTCCACAAAATAATCCAAATACCCCCACAGGTTACACTATATTAGAAAATGCAACCGTAACTGGAAATGTTAATTATAAATTATCTTATCGAAGAGTTACTAATACAAATATAGATTCTTTAATAGATGGATTGAGTGATATTACTACAGACAATTCTGGCGGCGGGGGCGCTGATTTTATTGTAGCCCACACTGCTTCAATTTTCCGCAATGTTATAGGTGTGGGAGATCCAATTACAAGTCTATTTACTTCTACGGGAACATCAACGTCAATAGATCCACCTCTAATTACTCCAGAGACACCAAATTATATGTCTGTGGCTTTTGGTTTTCATAATGATAGAAGTATAACTCCTACAGGAATACCTGCAGGATACACACAAACAGTAGTTCAGGCAGTTGGAACTAATGCCAATGCTACCGATGAAGCAACGATAATGGTTGCTCATAGATCTTTGACTACCAGTGCCCAAGAAAATCCAGGAGCATTCACTGTTCCAGATCCAGAGAATTATGTTGCTATTACAGTTGGTCTAATGCCAACAAAAACTTTATCCACAATTAGTGGGTCTATGACTCTTTCTGGATTACAGGAAAATGACATTGTTCTAGTTTCTTCAGTATCTGATGGGGGGACTATGAATCTTCCTACAGGATTTAATAATCTATCAAACGCAACTGGTGCTACAAATCTTCCCGCCTATAGAATTTCTTGGAAAAGAGTTACAGCAGCTGAATTGTCTCTTGGATCATTAACTATAGGTGGATTAAGCACATCAGGATTAATAATTGGAGGGCAAGCAAATAATCAACCTGCAGGAGTTGCTCATTATGCGACTGCCTTTCGTGATGTTTCTACTACCTCAGATCCAACATTTACAGTATCTATTGGAACTCCAACAGGAAACCCAGACTCACCTTCTATTACTACTACAACAGCTAATCACGCAATATTATCTTTTGGTTTCTTAAACAATAGAAGTCTTTCTACAGTTACGGCACCAACAGGATACACCTTATTGAATAATGGCGTTAATGTAGTTGGAAGCGATGGGTTAGGAATAACAGAAGCAACATCAGTGTCTGCTTTTAGAAATCTAACCACAACTCTGACAGAAAACCCAGGAGCATTTACCGTTACTGGATCAGGTGCTGGAGCAAACTATGCTGCTGTTACAGTGGCATTATCTCCCGTAAGAACCTTATCTACGATCACAGGGACTATGTCCCTCACTGGATTACAAGCAGATGATATTGTTTTAGTTTCTTCAGTATCTGATGGGGGAACTATGAGTCTTCCTACAGGTTTTACCAATATATCAAATTCAGGTGCAGGTGCTTCTCCAGCATATAGGGTTTCTTGGAGAAGAGTAGTAACTGGTGATGCAGGTTCATTAACCATAAGTAACTTAAGTTTATCGGGAACAACAACTGGGGGTCTTACTGCTGGAGTTGCTCATTACGCGACTGCTTTTCGTGGAGCTGATCCAACTGCTTTAACTCCATTTATTAATGCCACATCTACGGGAACTGGAAATCCAGATTCTCCTACTGTTAGCCCTTTGCCGACAGTTAATTACACTGCAGTATCTTTTGGTTTCTTAAACAATACTGGTTTTCCTACAATTAGCCCACCAACAAGTTATACACAACTTTCGTCTCTTGCGGTTTCTGATGATACTCCAGGAACTGAAGCAACATCAATGATTGCTTATAGAACATCACTTTCAAGTGGTGCTGCTGGAGAAAATCCAGGAGCATTTACTGTTACTGGAATAGGTGGAGAAAATTATGCCGCCGTTACAGTTGCACTGAGACCTTATCTATTACCATCTGCAACTGATTTGAGTGTCTTAACATTGCCTGGTGGTATTCAGGAGCACGATATTATTTTAGTTGCCTCAGTATCTGATGGTGGAATATTAGCAACTCCATCAGGATATTCTTCATTAGCATCTCAGACAGGTAATGGCACTCCTTCATATCAAGTTTCTTGGAAAAGAGTGACAGCAACAATAGATACTCAAATAACAGGATTGAGTGCATCAGGTCAAATTGATGGTGGAGATGGAGATGGCACACCTGCTGGTATTGCTCATATTGCCTCAGTTTATAGGGGTACTTCCTTAACAACAAATCCGACAGTCTCAATCAATAATGGTAATGGGGTCCCAGACCCTCAGCAAATTACAGGTCTTCCTGTTGGCGCTGGAGTTGTTCCTTTTGGATTTTTAGATAATAGAAGTATTTCAGATGCTAATATTACAGCCCCCACAACACCCAGTGCATATACAAAAACAATAACCAGAGCAGTTGGTCAAGATAATAATGGTGATGATGAAGCAACTGTAATGTCTGCTTTTAGAGAGGTGACTGCAGGAGGAACCGAAAACCCCGGGGCATTTGGAGTTACTGGTGCGGGTGGGCAACCATATTCTGCGGTTACTGCGGTTTTAACTCCTCAAGTAAGCGCCAAGTTTTCTACTATAACAGGAGGTTGTGGCGGATCCGGTGGTGGATATAGTGCAATTTTCTATACTTCAGGTGGTATTCAGGTTCCTTTACTGATCGCCGGCGCCGGCGGTGGGGGAGGTGGCGCTTCTATTAATGTCACTACTTCCGGTGGAGTTGGAGGTGCTGGAGGAGGAGGTGCTGGTGGTCCAGGATTTTCTGGTTTAGGTGGTCTTAACTCTGGACCAGGAGGTGGTGGAGGAACTCTTATCTCTGGAGGTGCTGGTGGAATTAATCTTGGTTCTGGTTTAAATCCAGGAGAAGCAGGCGTTTTTTGGGATACTTCTGAGGTATCGGGATTTTTGACTGGCGGTAGAGGTGCAAATTCTCCTGTTGCTGATACAACATCAGTTCCATTATATGGAGCAAATGCAACTGGTGGATGGGTAAGAGGATCTGGTGGCGGAAGTTCTAGAAATCTCAATCCATATACTGCATCACCTATTCCCACAGACTGTGGTGGTGCAGGTGGGGCAGGTTATTATGGAGGTGGCGGTGGTGGTGCAGGAAATAATGCTGGTGGAGGCGGTGGTGGAGGAGGGTCTAATTTTATAGACCCATCCATTGTTCTCTTAGATAATGTTGTTGCAATAGGAACTTCTCCGGGAGTTGTTTATGATGGTATAATAGGGTATGGTGGTAATAGTGTTATTGGGAATGGAACTGCTTATGTCCCAGGTCTTGAGGGGGGTAACGGATTAATTATACTTTCTTATATTCAGCAGTAATTTCCTTGACTTCCCTTTGAATTGGTGCTACACTAGGGTAGTGTTATATCTTTACTATGCAAGAAGAGCATTTAACCCGATGCGTGGTTGATCCCCTTAAGAGGACTGTTTACATTTACTCTAGTGAAGGGGCAGAACGTGAAGTGTCCTGTGATACTGTTGAAGAGTTTATGAATGTGCTACAGTTTGTTCGTGCAACTTTGGATGAAAAAACTCTCTCATATGCAAATCCACTTTGAGTTTCATTTTTAGGGGCAAAAATTTCCCGCCAAAAATTTTCACATAAGGATTTTTTAAATATGCGTCCAGAAACAAAGGAATCAATGAAAATGTTGTTTTCAGCAAAATGGAATCTTCCAGAAGCAGCAAGAAATTGCGGTTTGACTAATAAAGAAATGAAAATTACTTTTAACGAATACTGCACTTTACATCCACCAACGTATTCTCCAGAAACTGATTCCAAAACATCATCTAAATAAACAAAAAGTAATAGGAGTTGTTCCTATGAAATACAGGATAGATGCAGCATATGTTTGGTATAACCGAAAAACGCAGATAGTCTTGATGTATTTCATAAATCAAATTCCATTTACTTTTGATGAACTTCCAGATTATTGTATGGATGATCTGGAATTAGTTGAAATGGCAAACAATGAACTCGAATTTGAACCTGAGGACTTGTATCAATCTTCTCATTACCTTATAATGGAAGAGTGCCACCCTCTAATGTTTGAATTAGAACTGGAAAATCCAGAAATGTTGCCTGTTGATTAAATTGCCCTTGTAGCTCAGTGGTAGAGCAACGGTTTTGTAAACCGTTGGTCGCTGGTTCAAATCCAGTCGGGGGCTTGAGTTCATAAAACTCCAATTATGTCATTAATTTCACAAAAAGATCGAAAACTTGCTATTGAAGCATTAGAGCATTATAAAACACAAATTCCACTAACCATTACTATAGGAGAACTTGTTTCCGATACGGTCATCGAACAAGACGAACAAAAAATGATGGAACTCAATGCTCTTATAAATTGGATTAAATTGGAATACTTCAAAAATGAAAATTAATCTCTGGTATTGCGAATCTATGAAACTGTGGCGTTGGACCTTGACTGACGACTCTAGACCTATATTAAAACAAGAAGCAGGTCAACAACCAGATCTTCGTGCAGCAATGAATGATGTTGCAAATACTGTAGAATATATGATGAAATCCTAACACGAATGAGTAAAAATACTCAGTTTTTTATAGATAGAGTAAGTAAAGAAGAAATCAAAAATCTTCTTTACAATTTTCACTATCTAAAAGACGAATCAAAAGATTTTAAAAGTGGTTACAACTACGGTTTATTCAAATCCAGTGTTTCTGATATTTTGCATATTGGTGACTGTCTCGCTGCTTGTATCTTTACTAAGATCCCCGTCCCAGAAATAGCAGTTGGGGCATTTGGGTTGCAAAGAGATGAGCAAGAAGGTCTATATGAACTTTCAAGATTATGTGTTCATCCAGATATTCAAAAAACAGAATACAACATCACTTCTTGGTTCGTTAGTCGTTGTATAAAGAGGTTCAAAAAAGATGCCTGCGTTCGTTGTATTCTTAGCTACGCTGATGCTAATCACCACTCTGGAGTTATATACAGAGCTTGTAATTTTAGTTACTACGGGTTAACAGATCCAAAAAAAGACTTTTATTATGCTGATGGGACAAAACATTCCCGAGGTTCTGTAAAAGGTTCCGAAGGTGAATGGAGAGAAAGAAGTCGAAAACATAGATATCTGATGTTATTTGACAAGGAACTTAAAAAACGCTTGACTTGGAAAGAAGAAAAGTGGTATAATAATACAGGCGATACTTAAACCAAACTCCTTCCGTGTGACTTGAAAACCTCCCCCTCAAAGGGAGGTTTTCTTGTTGCTAAATAATCTATAACGGAATTTATAGCGCAATAAAATGGGTCTCAGTCGTCTCGATAATTTTCTGAAGAGCACTCGTGGAGAAATTCTTTATGTTGATCCCTCAAGTATTGACTCAACAGATAGCATAGAAAATAAGGGTAATTCATTAACAAGGCCCTTTAAAACTATACAAAGGGCATTAGTAGAAGCAGCAAGATTTTCATATCAAAGAGGTCTTGATAATGATAGATTTGGTAAAACTACCATTCTTCTTTATCCAGGTGAGCACCTTATTGATAATCGTCCTGGTTGGATTCCCGATTCCTCTTTAGGAGTTAATCAGTATAGACTTAGAAATGGAACTTCCAGTGATGATTTCAGTCCATTTGATGTAAATACAAATTTTAACATTGCATCAGAGAATAATGCTCTTTACAAAATGAATAGTGTCCACGGAGGGGTTATTATTCCTCGTGGAACTTCTATCGTTGGTTATGACCTTCGTAAAACTAAAATTCGTCCAAAATATGTTCCAAATCCAGATGAAGTTGAGGGCGCAAACATTGAAAGATCTGCCATTTTTAGAGTAACTGGTGCTTGTTACTTGTGGCAATTCACTGTTTTTGATGCTGACCCAAATATTCCTTGTTATACTGATTATACAACGAATACATTTTTCCCAAGATTCTCTCACCACAAACTTACTTGTTTTGAATATGCTGATGGTGTAAACCCAGTAACGATTAATGATGAGTTTATTCAGAACTTTTCGACAACTCGAACTGACTTAGATATTTACTATGAGAAAGTTGGAATTGCTTATGGCGCATCAAGCGATAGAGGAGTTGAACCCGACTACCCATCTTCACAGATTGATATTCAACCAAAGATTGATGAATACTTAATCGTAGGTTCTCGTGGTGATGAAATAGGTATTACAAGTATTCGTGCAGGAAACGGAACAGTATCAAGTAATACAATTACTGTTGAGTTATCAGAGCCATTTCAGAATATTGATGTCGATTCTCCCATTCAAATCAAAGGAATTGGTTCATCGGGATATAATGGTCAGCAGGTTGTAAGTAAAGTTATTAGTGATAGTGTAATTCAATATAAAGTTCAAACTCCTCCAGATATTGCAAGTATTGAATCTCCTCCCGGAGCAACTTTAAGTCTTATTTTAGATACTGTTAATTCTGCTTCTCCATACATTTTCAACTGTTCTCTAAGATCAGTATATGGTATGTGTGGTCTTCACGCAGATGGAGACAAGGCAGGTGGATTTAAGAGTATGGTTGTTGCTCAATTCACTGGAATTGGTCTACAAAAAGACAATAAAGCATTCGTAAAATATAATCCAAATACTGGAGAATATGATGACGAATTGGCAACTGGAGATCAAAACATTTATGCCAATTCACTAGCACGTCATAAACCATCTTATGAAAGTATCCACATTAAGTGTAGTAATAATGCTTTCATTCAGATAGTTTCTGTATTTGCAATTGGATTTACAAGACACTTTTTAACAGAGTCTGGTGGAGATCTTTCGATTACAAACTCAAACTCCAACTTCGGAGCAAACTCATTAACCGCAACTGGATTTAGAAACGAAGCATTTTTAAGAGATGATGTTGGTTATATTACTCACATCATTCCACCAAAAGAAATAGAACCAATTGAAATAAGTTCAGAATTTGATGCTATCGACGTTGCATTGACTGTTGCTAGAGGATCTGGTGGAAGTAATAGATTATACTTATACAATAGGAAGTCTTTAGATGTTCCACCAAATCATATTCTTGATGGATATAGAATTGGAGCAAAGAGTAATGATAAACTTTATCTTACTATAAATCAAAGTGGAGTTACCTCAACATATTTTGCGAATATTGTCATACCAGGAACTTCTCAAAGTAAAGAAAAACTATCTTACGTTTCGAGATCACTAAGTAATTCATTAAACAATATTACTGATGATATAATCAATTTTTCCTCAACACATTCTTTTTCAACGGGAGAAAAAATTAGAATTATTAGTGAGAATGGTTATTTACCTGATGGAATTAAAGAAGATCAGATATATTATGCAATAACAACTTCATTGACTCCTTCTCAAATAAAGATCGCAAAATCTCTTAATGATGCTAATAATAATAACTTTATAAGCATCAATAATAGGGGCGGTCCATTAAAGGTTGTAAGTAGAGTTTCAGATAAAAAACCCAATGAAATTGGTCATCCTATTCAATGGGACAGTTCTTTGGGGCAGTGGTATATTTCTGTTCCTCTAAATGGCGTAAATAATACAATATATGCGGCAATTGCTGCTGCAGGAGTTGTTTCTCTTGGTGAAGCAACTTCCAGAACTTATATTGAAAGGGTAATAGATACTAGATCTTTAACGGATACTCTTTACAGAGTTAGATATGTAATACCTTCAAGTTCATCAATTACATCAAGACCTCCAAATGAAGGATTTATTCTTCAAGAGTCCAATAAAACAATTGGAGCAACTGATGATGAAGTCACAAAATATTTTAGAAATTTTAATAATCCAGCAACTCTTGGAAATATTAGTGAACTGAGAAATTTCAGATTAATTTCAAATGCAACTTGGACAAATAAAGTAGTTACTATTACTACTGAACTTGCTCATGATTTAAATGTAGGATCTGAAGTTGAAATTAAAAATGTTCAAAGCACAAATAATACAACAGGAATTGATAAAATTGGATTTAATGGAATTTTCAGAGTCACTGAAGTTCCTAGCAGAAGAACATTTAGATATACTTTAAATACAAATCCAGGAATATTTACTAGCAACACTTCAGCAAGAACGGCAGATCTTCCAAGATTTTCCCGTAAACAGTATTCTGGAATTTATTCGATTTATAAGTCGGAAGAAATTAGACCTTATATTAAAGGGCAGCAAGATGGAATATATCACTTAACTATTACAAATTCTTCAAATTCTCCATCAGCATCTCCTTTTGATGCATTTAAATTGAGTCAACCTATTCAAAATCTTTATCCAAGAACAAATAGGGATGAACCAATTTCTGATGCAGAAGCAGCATCTTCATTTGCTGTTCCCGATCCAGTGGGGAAAGTTGTAGTTGATGATCCGGAAAATAGTATTACTAAAGAGACTATTTCCAATTCTTTACTAGATTTTAATCAATCATTGAAAGTTAATAATATCATTTCAATAGATGCTAATACTCATGACATTTATACTTCATCAGATCATGGTTTAAACAGATTAATTTCAGTATTAGTTTTGAATGGTGGAGCAAACTATGGTTCCGGTGCTGCAACAACTCAAACTTATTATAATGCTCAGTTGATCAGTAACACTGGATTTGGAACAGAAGCATCTGCAAAGGTTGTTGTTAGTTCTGCTGGAACAATTTCTTCAGTAGAAATTATGGATCCTGGAAGTGGATATTTTGCTAATGAAGAATTGTCTATAGTTGGAATTGCTACCACAGGTCTTCACACTCCAGCAACAGTTAGAGTATCTACTGTGTATAATAATGTTGGTGATAATATAAAAATTTCCAATATTAAAGATCCATCGTATAAAAAGTATAATGGTCTTTATAGAATCACTGCACTCAATAGCTCCCCTAAACAAATTAGAGTTTCATCCTTAAATCCAATCGCATCACCTGCTACAGGATCTGGAATAGGAACTTCTTCACAGTCTTCATTTATAAACTTGACTGGAAAGAGTTTGAGTCTTACTGCTGTCAGTTATAACAGCACAACAGGTATTGCAACTTTTGCTTCTGCTTCTCCTCACGGATTATTCAAAGGAAATAAAATTTCAATTTCTAGTTCTACAGAAGAATATGATCAATCTTTTATTGTAAATCAAGTTCCTTTTAACAATACATTTACAGTAAATGTTGGGAAAAGTTTTACTCCAGCAGGTCTTGGAGGTGCGATTTTAAATTATGAAGGAGTAACTTCAAGAGGGGAATTAACTTCTCCTGAAGAAGAAAATGTTTCTGGTAGAATGATTTTCAATTATGGAAATTTAACTACTTATACCTCAGCAGGATTAGGGCAAGAACTGACAAGCACTCAAGTTACACTTTCTAACAGATATGACCTTAGAATTGGTGATTTTATATTAATCAATAATGAAATTGTAAGGGTGAAGACAACTGTAACCAGTAATGTTATACAGGTTGATCGTGCTTTGATGGGAACATCACCACAAGATCATACTTCAGGTTCTTTGGTAAGAAGAATTAATGTTATTCCAATTGAATTTAGAAGAAATTCTATTCTAAGAGCTTCTGGACATACATTTGAATATCTTGGATTTGGTCCAGGAAATTATTCAACCGCATTCCCAGAAAGACAAGATAGGCAACTAAGTCCTCAAGAAGAACTATTTGCACAGTCTGCTAAATTTGGCGCAGGTGCTGTTATATTCACTGGAATGAATAGTGATGGAGATTCTTATACTGGAAATAAAAAGGTTACTTCTTCGGGAAGGGGTGAAACCTATGATACTCCAATTCCAAGCTTTGTTGGAGATCCTCCAGAGTCTTCTTCTACACTTGGAATTGATTATGTAAATCCCGATGTTATTTCTCTAAGTAGATCTATTTCAGTTGATGGTGGTCCTGAAGGAAATATTATTTCTAACTTCAATGGACCAGTAATTTTTAACGAAAAGATTACATCGAATTCAGCAAAAGGTATTGAAGCAAATACACTTTTACTTCAGGGTGATGCAAGAATTTCAAGAAGATACACTGTAGGTATATCAACCCCGATTGTTGCAGGTAATCCAGGTGATGTTATTTTTGACGCTGCCCCTAACGTGGGTGGATCTATTGGTTGGGTATATACTAACCAAAATAATTGGTCTAGATTTGGTTCAATTAATCTTTCAGAATCTTCAACGATTGGTGTATTTGATAATTTAACCATTAACAATTCCGATTTTAAAGTTTCATCCGGAACGCAGCAATTTACTGTAAGTAATGGACGGGTTGGTATTGGAACTACACCAGAAGCTGGAGTTGCATTAAAGGTTAATGGAAGACTTGTTGGAGATGGTTCTGGACTTACTGGTGTTTCTGATATTTGGGTGACCGATGCAGTTGGTATTCATACAAATACTCCAATTGGAATCAACACTAGTAGTGCCAAAGCAGGGTATGCAATGTATCTTGAAGGATCTATGGCAATCAATGGATCCTTGCGTGTATTTGAAATCATTGAAAAAGCAACCATTGATAATAGAACTTTAACAAATACTACCATTCCAATTAATTTGGCTGATAATAATGTTTATTATTTCGTAAATCCAGCTGCTGGAAACTGGACCTTAAGTTTCTTAGGGGATGGTTCTAACCCAATTGGAGCAGCTGCCACTGGATATTTCTTAACCGGTGATAATGGTTTCTTAAATGTTGGCGAAACAATGACAGTTGCGATTATAACAACACAAGGAGCAACTCCATTTTATAACCCTACAATCCAAGTAGATAATCAAGGTATTATTCCTTATTATTATGGTGGAGAAAAAATTACAACAGGAAACCCTAATGGTATTGATGTTTATACATATGTTTTTATAAGAAAAGCAACGAGTGGTTCGGTATCTAATCAGATTACTGTTCTATATTCTCAGGCACAATATACTCAAATAGCTTAATTATAAGGAGGAATACAAATGAGTCCACTACTTGGTTCTTCAGGAGGTTCTTCTGAATATGCTTATAGAGGAACTTTAGACGATTGGCCCAATCCATTTGCAACTACTCTCAGTGGCCAAGATATTCTAGGAACACAAAGTCCAACAACTTCTGCTACTGGGATTGTAACTGCAGTTGGTCTTAACTATAAAGCAAGAGTTATTGTTGAGAATAATGACGCAACCATATCGACTGATGGTGGACTTACTTATGTATCTGCAAGGTCGGCAGATGCTTCTGTATTCATTAGAGATAATACTACTATTCGGATTAGACTTCAACCAACTTCAGGAACTCTAAGTGATTTTAACAAATCATATACAATTCCGGTTAAAATAGGAAAAAGAGAAGGGACCTGGACAGTTTCTACAAGATCAATTGATGAAACTCCAAACTCTTTTATCCTGAATGGTTTAATAGACCAGCAACTTGGAATTACCACAATAAGTAATACAGTTACTATTGTAGGATTGGAAACTGGGTTTTCTTTTCCAATTTCAGTATCTGCAAATCAACCAGGAACACCGATTGAAATTTATAAAAATGGAGCTCTAATAGGAGTTTCAGGAACAGTTGCAAATAATGATCAGATATATCTTTCAACACAAACACCGAATTCATATGCAACAACAAGAACATTTACTGCTCAGGTAGGAACTTTTACAACTACTTGGGGACTTATAACTCGAAATGCAGTTGTCGGAGTTAATCCATTTAGTTTCGTTGGGGTAAGTTCTGCAAATGTTCTTGGTGTAGCATACACAAGTGCTTCTATAACACTATCAGGTGCCGATGCAGGTCCAACAGATCCAACAAACCCAGCATCCTGGCCATCGGATCCAACTAGACTTCCTGTTTCTATTTCTGGACCTAATGCTTTTTATGAAATTAGAAAATCTGATGATACTTTAAGATATACAGATCCAGTTACCCCAACTTCTTCAACTTATTTTCAGAATGTAACAAATTTTGCGTTTAATGGTGATAAAATAAAAGTTAGAATTAATTCATCTTCATCTTACAATACAACTGTTGTTGGAATTTTGACAGTTTCGACTCAATCATCATCTTATAGTGTTACCACTAGACCTACTCCTATCGATACTGTTCCTGCCACATTTACCTTTACAGATTTAACCAATCAAGGTAGAGGTGCATTAGTAACAAGTTCTCCAATTACGTTAAGTGGAATGTCAAATGGTGCAAGTGATTTTGGAATAGCAAGTATTGTATTGACTGGAACCACTGCAAACATTACCCCACAATTTGAAGTAAATAGTAGCGGAACGTGGATAAGTCCCCCAACAACAGCATCAGTTAAAAATGGAGATCAAATTAGACTGAGAATGATCACTCCAATTTTATCTGCTTCAAATGGAGTTACAAATGCAAATCTACAATTTAGAGTTGATGGAACTGATACCACAATCAATCTGCCATTAGAAGGATTTAATACTATTAATGCATTCAATGATGATATTTGGACAGTTGGGACAATAGCAAGAACTTGCCCAATTACTACATTTATTATACCAAATCAATCTAGTATTAATTTAAACACAGATGTCCCAGTAGATTTTACAGTTGGTGGATATAATACAGATTGTCAGATGAATGTCACCGTTACATCAGACTCTTCTGCTTTTAATTTTACTCAATTAAATGGGGCAGCGATAACTCCAGCTAAGACATTAACAAACGTTACACCAGGATCTACTGTTAGATTAACGGCAAGATCCAGCCCTTCTTATATCACAGGTGTAGCATCGACCATTACAGTTTCCAATAGTGCATCAGGAGTCACTCCATCAACTGGATTTAATACTTCTTTTACTATCACTACGGTTGCCGATACTACTCCTTGGACATTGTCTCTCACTGCAAGTCCAACAACTATCGAAGTAGGATCATCTACTACTTTAACTTGGTCTTCTACTAATTGCACAAGTATTCGCTCAATAAATTGGACTGCAACTCCACCAATAAGTCTCAGTGGAACTACTACGCAAACACTGACAACTACTGGGCCTATTACTTTTACAATTACAGCATATGTAAATACAGCTTCTTCCACTTATACTACAGGAACTGCTGTTGATGGACCAACTGGAATTAGATATGCAACAGCATCGGTTACAATTACTGTTAATGAAGATTATACTCCCACTTTAAATCCAAGTGCAGTTTTATTTTCTTCTCTTACAGGAGTAGAACCTTCAACTGCTATTCCTAATCTGGTTTCTTCTGGGATTGTAACAGTGACTGGAATTACTGCTGCTATAACCGGTTCAGTTACAGGTAGCCCTGGTAGTAGTGGAGCAGCTTTTGCTCTTCCAGTAGCAGGATCTATTACTAACTCAAATATTGTCAATAATACTAACATTCAATTAAGAGTAAATGCTTCGACCGATTTCCTTACAACAACTAGCGCATTTATAAATTTTACCGACCCTTCAGCAAATTCTGTTGCAGCCCAAAGAGAATTTAGAGTGACGACAAGAGAATGTATTCCAGAAGAAACTTCATTTCAATGGCCAGTTGGTCCAGTTGCTAATAGTGTTACACTAATTTATTATACCAATGCGCAATTTACTAATACTTTGGGAACAATATTTTTGGGGGAAACTTTATTAAAAAGCAGACCTCCCACAGGTCTTGTTGCCACAGGAACTGCAACGGCATATTATAACTCAATACTTGCAGGATCTGGAAATTTCCAAGGATCTACTACACCTATCCAATGGGCAGACTTAGTATCTGCTATTTGGGATGCATTTACTTTAAATGCACAAAGACCTCCCGCACAATTTGAGATTGAAGCTTTATTAAGTACTTTTAACCCCAGTAATTACACTGGAATTACATCTGGTATAACTCCTTGGCAACCTGATCTAAACGCATCTGCAACAGGTAATGTTAATAGAATTAGATCTACTACGACTCCAATTCTTAACAGTTGCACTACCAGAACAGCAACAGTTGGAACTATCAAAACTGGTGCATATTAATTTTATAAATATATAAAAGGGTGGATAGGGAAACCCAGAGGTTTTTATGGCAATAGATAAGAATTTTGTCGTTAAAAATGGCCTTGAGGTAGGTAATAATCTAATTCATGCAGATACAGTAACCAAAAGAATTGGTATTGGAACTGATCTGCCAGAATATCTTTTAGATGTTAAGGCAATTCCCCGTCCAGGAGAAGTCATAGTCGGAATTGCAACTACAACAGTTGCAATTTTCAGAGGAGATGTCGTAATTCAAGGTACTCTTGATGTCGCAAATGATGAAATTAACTTAGAGTATGGCGATATTACAAATATTATTGGTCAAAACTTAAATTATGGTATCGGAACTATTACTAATTTAACTGCAACTAGGGCAGGAGTTAGTACTTTAAACGTTCAGAATATTAATGCAGGTCCAGGAATTGCTTCTTTACCACTTATAGTAAGTGGAATTGCAACAATTGACCTTGGAATTGGAAATACACTAAGATATCGGACTGGTTTTATAACTTCGGTAATAGGAACTAATTTAGATTATAGTATTGGAACTATTACGAATCTAAGTGGAACTATTTCAACAATTACAACTTCCACAGGTACTACTTTAAATTATAATACATCTAATACTAATAATCTTTATGCGCAAAGTGGAATTGTCACAACATTAGGTTCAACTAATGCAACTTTAACTAGTGTATCTGGTAATAGTCTAACATATAATACGGGAACCATTACTACATTTACTTCAAGTGATGGAACTGTTACAAACCTAACAGGAACCGCAGTTACTTATAGTATAGGTGATTTTAGTAATATTGTTGGAGTTTCTGTTACTGCAACAGATTTTAGTGGAGATAATGCAACAATTTTTGTTTTAGATGGAGATTATTTAAATTATGCAATAGGAACTTTTAGGAATGCATTATATTTGGATGGTGCTCTTTATGATAGAGATAGGCAATATGGAAATTACGGGCAATATCTAAAATCATTAGGAGGAAATGGGGGAAATCCTCAGGTTCAATGGGAGTCTTTTGGAGTTCTTAGAAATAGAGAAGTATTTACTACATCTGAAGGACAAACTCAATTTACATTCCAATATGATCTAACAACTTTAGGAGATCCCCCTGGAGTTGGTTTTGGAACAAATAGAGAGGCATTATATCTTGATGTTTACCTCAATGGCGTCAAGTTAATTCAAGGACAAGATTATATTGCAACAAATGGAATCGGCGTTACTTTAACATCTCCAGCATCTGCGGGCGATCTTGTTGAGATGAATGCCCTTATTGATAATGATCTGGTATTAATCGATGGAGCAACAATTACTGTCAGTAATTTTGGAGAAAATGCAGGTATAAGCACCTGGATAGACTTTACTGATAATTTATTCGTGATTGGTGCTGGTGGAAATGGTATCACAACTGTTGGTGTTGCCCTAAGCGGAACGTATGTTATTAATGTTGCTGGTATTAGTTCTTTTGCCGATACACTCTTAATTAATCAAGTTTCAGTTGCTAATACATTTTATGGAATAAATCTTACCAATTTAACTGGGGGAATTGGAACTTATAAGGATACTTTTGTTGATGCTGATCTAGCAGGTCTTATCTATTACCCATTAGGACCAAAACTTGGAATTGGGGTTAATCAATTAGAAGATTATAATTTAACTGTGGCAGTTGATGCCAAAATTGGTAATATTACTTTAGAAACAAACTCTCTTACTGGGGAAGCAAAAATTTCTCCGGCACAAAATCAAATAAGCGTAGGAACTACAGATACAATTACTATTGGATCTTCTCTTGCAGTTCAAGGTGATATATCTGCGGAAGGTTCTGTAAGCGCAGAAGAATACTACGGTGATGGTGTAAATCTTGTAGGAATTGTAACTCAGATTGTTGCAGGTATTGGCGTTGATGTTTTTGGAACACAAGATTTATCAACTGGTCCAGGGAAAGGAGTAGTTAAGATTGATGCATATCGCCCAATCGGTAAAACAATTTATGTTTCCCAAACTGGTGATGACAATAATACTGGATTAGCAGAGAATTATCCAAAGAGAACAATCAAAGCAGCTGCTGGTGCTGCATTATTTGGAGATACTATCAAAGTATTCCCTGGAGTTTATGTTGAAGAAAATCCCATTCTTCTCAAGAGAACAGTTGCAGTTGAAGGAACAGAACTTAGAAACTGCGTTGTTACTCCAAAATACCCCAACCAAGATCTATTCTTCGTAAATAATGGTTGTCACCTAACAGACCTGAGTTTCATTGGTCCCCAGATGACTAATGGAGCAGCAATTGTTTCATTCGAGCGTTTAGTTGGAGTTTCGACTGGTAGATACTTTGATGCTGCGAGATTAATTCGTTTAAATCTTGATTATATTGCCAAAGAGTCCGTAGGGTTCCTTACAAGCGGATTTAGTGGATTTGCAGGAACTCATAGAGAGCAGGATGCTGGTAGACTACTTGACCTAAATCTTGATTTCATTGCAGAAGAAACTGTTGCTTGGTTGTATACTCCTAATGCTAACCCATCTTTAGGATATCTTGGTTCAGCAGGAGTTGCTTTAACAACAACTGGTCTTACAGGATCTCCCCCACCAGTTTCATCGACAGTGCAACAAAGTTGTAAGGATGATATTAAAGATATTATTCGTTCGATTTCTAATGACCTAAAGGCAAATAGTAATCGTAATTCAGTTGGAGCAGGAAAATCTTATTATGACCCTGCAGGAAACTTACTTCACATTGATGGGCAGGATGGAAATGGTAATAGTATTCAAGCAGCAACAATTGCAGCAATTAATCGCGCTGTAGGAATTGCAACATACATTATTAATAATATTGATTATAAGGCTCAACCTGGAATTGTATCATTTACGAGTGCAACTCAAAACTTTAGCTATTCTCCAATCATTGTTACTGGAGGATGTCCAGAGACTATTATCAAAATAAATGATCTTCGTGACAATATTACGGACATTATTAGTAATTATAGTAATCTTGCTGGAATTACTACGATATATGGAGTAAATATTGACTCAAGTCTTTGTGCAAAAGATGTAAAGAATATTTGGAAAGCAATATGTTTTGATATCACAAGAGGTGGAAATTCTAAGTCGGTAGGTGCTGGTAAATCTTACTATGATGAAAATTGGAACTTACTTCCAGGAATTCTAAAGAACCCTGCAGAGGTTCAACAGACAATTGCTACTTTAGACTATTCATTTAAGGTAGCACGTTCTGTTGTTAATAACTGCACTTGGGGTGGTTATCCTGCTGGAATTGCGACTAATGTTATCAGTGCAGTTTATGATAACGTAACTGGAATTACTACAATTACAACTAATGGTCCTCACGGATTAATCAAGGATGATCCTGCTAGAATCGTTGGATTAGCATTTACTTGCAATTATGATGGTGGAGCAACCTCAGTAGTTTTCCCAAGAGAAGGTGATTTTGGTGTTATATTCCCTGTTCAATCTGTAGTTGGACCTAATACATTTACATTTGTCGGCGGAGCATCTACTACACCACACTATTATACTTCTGGCGGAACGGTTCAAAAGTATCAAAATTTCCAAGATAAATTTACTCAGGTTAAAGATCTTGGAATTCAGGTTGATCCAGAAACCGGATTTAATAATAGTGTTAATTCCTGTGCAACTGTTATTTCTGCAATGCATTCTTGCATCGGAGTTGTAACATCAATTGTTGGGTTGGGCGCAACTGCATTTTCTACTGTTGGTTTTAATACAACATATCCAGGAAACAGTGGATATGGATTTACAAGTGTTACTAATGTTTCGAATGCAGTCTATGATAATACAAGTGGACAAGCAACCATCACTGCTCCTGGAATTTTGGTTAAGAAGGGTGATTTAATCGAGATTAGAGATCTTGAATTCTCTTGTGATTATGATGGTGGAGCAACGATATTAAAATTCCCATCTGGATATTATGGATATGACTTCAATGTCGATAAGGTAAATCCGAATGGAAGTTTCGTAATTAATGTTGGGGTTTCAACAATTGTTCATACTTATGAGGGTGGTGGATTTATTGTTAAGCGTTCTTTAGGAATCACAACTGCATCTTATCATAATGCAACTGGTATTACTACCATAACGGCTCCAGGTGCAGTCATTAAGAAGGGTGATTTAGTTACTCTTAGAGATCTTCAGTTCTCCTGCACAAGTGGTGCTGCAACTACAACATTATACCCAACAGGAAATAATGGATTTACTTTTGAAGTTTTAAATATACTTGGTGGAAATTATAATGGTTCTGATACATTTATTGTAAATGTTGGCCCATCAACAATCCCCCATACTTATCAGAGTGGTGGAGTTGTTCTTCCACCATATTCCAAAGGAACTGGTCCTATCACTCAAGGTCCTTATGTAAGAAACTGCACCAACTTCATTCCAGGAAGTATTGGAATGCTTGTGGATGGTGTTAATGCTGAACCAGGAGACCAAGATGACATTGGTGTTACTGGAGCAATGAGCGTTGACTCATATACTCAATATAACCAAGGCGGTATTGGAGTTTCTATCACAAATGGTGCTTATTGTCAGTTGGTTTCTATCTTTACAATTTGTGACGATATTGCAATTTACACAGGATCTGGTGGTCAGTGCGATATTACAAACTCCAACTCATCTTTCGGTAATTATGGATTATATTCCAATGGTGTTGGTGGACCAGACAGTAAATCAATTTACAGATATACTGGAAATATTATTTTAAATAAAGATGGAAATGAACCTGCTGCTGAGCAGGCAACAATTACAGTTTCCGGTATTGGTTCTTATAGACCTTATGACGGTCAAGCACTTTATTTTGGAGAACTTTTCTATACAGTACAGAAAGTTGAAATTACTGATGGCGGAAGTGGATACAACGAGGATGATCCTCCAATAGTAACTTTTGATGATCCTGAAGGTGAAAATGGAATTACTGCAGAAGCATTAGTAACTGTAGAAAATGGAAAAGTTACTTCAGTTGACCTCGTAAGTAGCGGAAGTCAGTATAGAAATGCCCCTAACATTCAGTTCAGTGGTGCTGTTGGTGCTGGTGCTAGTGCAACAGCAATAATGACTCCAATTTATTATACAATTGAAAGTGCAACTCTTCCACAATCAGGAATTTCTACAATTATATTAAATACAAATCTAAATAATAATGTAAGTGTAGGAACCACGGTTTATTTCTCAAGATTAAGTTTGCAGATTGCTACAACAATTTCTTTTGAATGGGTTGGAGCAGGAACAGACATTAATAGAGCAAAACCAGGATTAGGTGGTGTGGTTATTCCAGAAAATCAAGTTGTTAAAGTAGACGGAGGTCAAGTTGTATATACCAGCACAGACCAAGCTGGTAACTTTAGAATTGGTGATGGATTAACCGTCAATCAGCTTACTGGAACAGTATCTGGTAGAGCATTTAATCAAAGTTTGTTAAATACAGTAACTCCACTCATCATCGCATTAGGTAAGTAAAAATGGCAGCAGTAGCTCTTAATAAATTTAGAACAATTCGAGTTGGCATTACAACCAATATGGTAGGAATATACACCTGCCCTATTGGTGTTGCTTCCATTATTATTCTTTCCCAGGTCACAAACATTGGAACAGGATCTTCTGTTCCTACAGTAACTGCGGTTCATTCTAGAAGTAAAATATCTGACACTGGGGATTATAAATTTGCTAATAATGTCTCCATTCCACCTAATGATAGTGCTATTTTAATTCCTGACGGAAGACTTGCTCTTGAAACAAACGACTCAATTAAAATTAAAGCAAGTGCAAATGGAGTTCTTGAGTTAGTTCTCAGTGTTCTGGAGACTGCGAAGCAATGACACGTAATAGAGAACTATCACAACTTGGTGAATATGTTGGAGTCAATACTATTACAGATACAGTTTCTTTTAATAGTATTGTTACTGCATCGAGTGGATTTGTCGGGTCATCTTCCACAACAACTCCACCAGTTAAAATAGATATTATCGGCAATACAATTAGATTTTCTGTTGTTGGTATTGGATCAACTGCATTGAACTTAGTCTAAATAATGAGAAAGAATTATTCACATAATATACTCTAAAAGAAGTTAAATGGCGAGATTAAATTCGGGAAGAGTTGTAAGAACTCCACAATCAAGAATTACTTCCGATAGGTATCAGTTTCTTGGATTAGAGCAAGCTGAACCAAATCTCGGTGACCCTTTAGTAGGACCATCTTCGGTCACTGCAAAACCACTTCCAGTAGGTCAATACTATAATATAATTGCAGTTGGTGATCAACCAGGAGAAAGATACTGGGCTTCTGGTGTTGGAATAGGAACTACGGTAGGTTTAATAAGTGTTTATAATGATGGTATTCTACCATATAATGCCTTCAATCGAATTACTGGATTGAATTTTGTAGGAACTGGAGTTACTGTAGAAACTCCAGCATTTGATGTATTTCCAGGTGTTGGAATAGCTACAATCAGAATTGCAATTGATGAAGTTCTGAATCAAGGAAATGTTGGAGAATTTCTTGTCAATACTTCGTCTGGATTTGCATATGGAACTTCCGATTTATTCTATAATTCAGCAACTCGTAGAATTGGTGTAGCAACAAACAATCCCATTTTCACTTTAGATGTTAATGGTACTGGTAGATTTATTGGAACAGTAACTTCTCCAACTTTTTATGGAAATTTAAGTGGAACAGCAACCACTGCTAATAATTTATCTGATGCTGCTAATATTACTGCAGGATTTATTAGTTCAGAAAGATTTGATCAATCTGATTTTTATCCAATTTATGTCAGTAGAGCTGTAGAGGCTGACAATATTTCTGGAATTGCAGAAACTTCAAGAAATGTAGTTGGCGGTATTGGTTCCATCACTTCATTGTATGTTGGTGGTGGATCAGCAGCAATTGTTGGAGTCGGAACATCAATAGGTCTTATCTTAGAAGGATTTTTAGCTTATGATGCTGATAATATTGATGCAACAAGTGGAACAACAACATCAGTTCTGATGTCACAAGGACCTGGTCTTGGAGTTACTTGGAAAACAATTTATGAAGCTGCTCTTTATGGTCTTCAAGGTATTCAGGGAATTCAAGGAACTCAGGGTCCTCAAGGAATTCAAGGACGTCAAGGAATTATAGGACCTCAAGGTATTCAAGGTATTCAAGGACGTCAAGGAAATCAGGGTATTCAGGGAATTGATGGTTCTTTTGGAGGGCAAGGACTGCAAGGAATTCAGGGTCCTTTAGGACCTCAGGGAATTCAAGGTCCTCAAGGAATTCAAGGTCCTCAAGGAATTGACGGACCTAAAGGAGATTTAGGATCTCAAGGAATTCAAGGTGTTTTTGGAGGTGTTGGAAATCCTGGAGCTCAGGGTCTTCAGGGAGTATTTGGATCTCAAGGTATTCAAGGACCTCAAGGTATTCAAGGATCTCAAGGTATTAGTGGAGTAGAAGGTAGTGGTGGTCTTCAAGGTCTTCAAGGTATTCAAGGATCTCAAGGAATAACAGGATCTCAAGGTATTCAAGGACGTCAGGGAATTCAAGGAATTCAAGGTATTCAAGGACCTCAAGGTATTCAAGGTATATCTGGAGGAGTTGGTATTGATGGTTCCCAAGGTCTTCAAGGAATAACAGGATCTCAAGGTATTCAAGGACGTCAGGGAATTCAAGGAATTCAAGGAATTCAAGGATCTCAAGGAATTCAAGGATCTCAAGGTATTATAGGACCTCAAGGTATATCTGGATCTGGTGGTACTCAAGGTCTTCAAGGAATAACAGGATCACAAGGTATTCAAGGATCTCAAGGTATTATAGGACCTCAAGGTATTCAAGGATCTCAAGGAATATCAGGTTCTCAAGGAATAACAGGACCTCAAGGTATTCAAGGATCTCAAGGAATAACAGGATCTCAAGGAATAACAGGATCTCAAGGTATTCAAGGTATTCAAGGTGTTACCGGAGCAGGAACTCAAGGAATTCAAGGAATTCAAGGTATTCAAGGTATTCAAGGATCTCAAGGACGTCAGGGTATCCAAGGCATTCAAGGAACATTTGGACCAGCAACGGTTCCTCAAATTTCTCCTGCGGCACCATACACCGTATTAATAAGTGATAATGGTAAACATATATCCATAACAGGAAATGTCAGTATTCCTGCTGCTGCCTTTACTACTCCTGGAGAAAATGTCGTAATATATAATTCATCCGGATCATCATCAATTCAGATTAGTTCCACTGGAACACTGAGATTCGCAGGAAGTTCTCTCATCGGAACAAGAACTCTTGCACCATATGGAGTTGCAACAGTTTTATTTGTAGGTTCTAATACATACGTAATCACAGGAGCAGGGTTATTTTGATATGACATTTCCAGCACAATTATTATCTTTTATAAATTCTCAACAAAGCGAAGTTTCTTACACTACAGCAGGAGTTAGTAGTTATTTTACTGTCCCTGACGGAGTAACATCCCTTTCGGCAGTTTGTATCGGTGCTGGTGGCGGTGGTGCTGGCGGCGCAAATGATATTGCAGCTGGCGGTGGAGGTGGTGGAGGTCTATCTTGGGCAAGTTTTTCCACTATTCCTGGAGATGTATTAGAAATTTTTGTTGGATCTGCTGGTGCTGGTGGTGGAGTCAGTGCGGGAAATTCTACTGGAAGTAATGGGGGAGATACCTATATTCGATTATTTTCAAGAATTGGTGGGGGTGCTGGTGTTGGTGGAGATATCTTGATTGCTGAAGGTGGTCGAGGTGGTGCAAAAGCAACTACCACTACAGGTTCTGGTGCTGGTGGAGCAGGAGGTAGAGGAGGTACGACCACATACGGAATTCCAACTAATGCTAGCGTTGGAATATACACTTATGGTGGCGGTGCTGGTGGCAATGGGGGTAGTTGTACTGCTGGCGGAGCTGGTGGCGGAGGTGCTGGTGGTTATATTGGTGTAGGTGGAAATGGAGGTTCAGTAAACCCAAACGTTGTTGCAACTTCTGCCCAGACAGGTTCTGGAGGTGGTGGAGGTGGTGGAGGTACTGGAACTGTAGGTCTTTCTCAGAGAGGATATGGTGGAGGCGGTGTCGGTGCTTATGGAATTGATGTAAGTGGACTAGTAATTGATCCCACGGGATCTGCAGGATCTAATGACACTCTTGATGGAGGATCTGGTGGTGGAGGAGGATCTTTCTTCAATGATCCCGGTTTAGGAATTTCTGCAGATTTTATTGGACAAACTGTTTCAACAACAACTTCAATTAGTTATCCTAGTGGAATTCAAGAAAATGATTTCTTACTTTTGATGTCAGGATCTGATGTTTATACTGGATCAAGAACATTAGCAACTGATTTTGCAACTATTCCAGTCCCACTGGGATTTACTACAATCACCCAATCTACGGGAGGAGTATATAGAATAAGTTCATCTGGAATTGCTACAGAAGGTATTCCGGCGGGTGTATCTGATGCATCTAAATCATATGATTTAAACTTCACATCTTCTTATCGATATGTTCCTTCAGGTGGACTTAGTGGATCATTAACTGGTCTTACAACATCATCAGTTCATAATATGTTTGCTCTGAGATTTTTACCAAATCCACCAACTATCAATTACTTAACAACCAGTGGTAATCCAGGTCTTCAAGTTAATACTGGTGGATCACTTATGCCAAATCCCCCATCATACGTTGGATCGCCTAAGGGGGCATTTTCTCTTGCTCTTGGATATTTGTCAAATGTAATATTATCTCCAGGAGGATCCTTAGCAGGAACTGGAACAATAGACTTAAATGATATAAGTGGAGGTCGCCGCGATCGAGGTGGTGAAGGAATTGGATTAGTTGTTTCATATGCTCAGGTTCCATCCGGAACTACTACAACTATTGACCCCGGACCTTTTTTAACTGGAACAACATCACACGCTCGTGCCTGGACAATTGAAATTCCAAGAAGTGGTGCTAATGCCGTATCTATTGTTGGAAGTGCTACTACAGGATCTTGGGTGGATGAGAATGATATTGTGCAACCAGAGTCTGAACTTGATATCTCTGGTATAAGTATTCAAAATAATGATTTGGTTATGGTTATTACTGCTTCTGACAATACATCAACACCAAGTGCCCCTACCCTCTCTGGAGTCAGTCTTGGATCTCCAGGTGCCTTTAGAAGTAATTCTCAAGCTAATCAAGATTTTGATAGTGGTGGTATGGGTTGGAGTATCACATATGGAGTTTGGAATACGGGTGATGGAACACTCATAACAAACCTTCAATCTGGAACATCTAATATTCCTACGGCTCATATGGCAATAGTTTTTAGAAATGCATCATTATCGCAAACAACTCCAAACTCTAGTGTATTTGATAATAATGCTACATTTTATGGACCTCCAGACCCACCCTCTTTAACTACAACATCAAATGGTTCACTTGTTCTTGCAGTTGGAATGATTGACAATATTGGAGTATCCAATATCACTACCGTAACTCCCCCTGAAGGATATACTACCATTAGTACTCAATCATATGGAGAACAAAATAATGGTGCTATTGTTATGTCTGCTTACAAGAATAATTTAGACCCAGATTTTCAAGCAATTCCTGGAACTGAAGATCCAGGACCATTTGGTGGAGATGGTGGTAATGTTTGGGTGGCACAAACAATTATTATTGGAGGTCCTGGAAGTAATACTAGTGGAGGACCTAATAATGCCGGTCAATGGGGTGGTGGAGGAGGATCTGGAAGAGATAACCAATCCGTTACTGGTATGGCTGGTGCTCAGGGAGCAGCAAGAATTATATGGGGAACTGCACGTCAGTATCCAACATCAAGCACTGTAGCAAACACCCCACTTGCAGTTGATTGGACTCCATAAGAACCACTTCTAGAACCGTCACAGACCCCCCTAGGATCTCTTCCAGGGGGGTTTATAGTATGTGAGCAACCAAAGACCCCGTTTATGAGGTTTTCCTCCTTTGATCGCCTTCTTTTCCTCAGTTCTTTTCTACTTTTTATGAACTGGGGAGTTCGCCTTACACAATCTATTTTTAATTATTTCTTCTGATGGTTTATCTTGATATTAATGGTTTCGGTTTTGGTGTCCGTAAGAAACTTTGCAAAGATGTTATTGAATATTTTTGCGATAAGTATCTTCCCCGCCATAAACTTGACATCACTGTAAAGCATCGGAATTTACGTCGAGATAATGTATATGGGTGGTGTAATATTGAAGGGGATGCCTATCGTCCTCGTGAGTTTATGATTGAAATTCACAATGGTCTCAGTAAAGAAGATTACATCAAAACCTTGTTTCACGAATGCACTCACGTTCTTCAACACGTTCGAGGTGATCTAAAGGAAAGGCACAGTAAGCAACTCTGGAAAGGAGTTGATTATAGCAAAGTTTCTTATGAAGATCAACCTTGGGAACAAGAGGCAGAAGAGAACGAAGAGAAACTCTACTATGAATACTTGACATGGGGGTGAAAATCCCTGTATAATGTGCCTTGTCACGGTTGATAGGATATCTCTAAGGTCTTTAGGTTGTCTTAGAGACCTTTTTGCTGTATAATGAATAAAAAAGGTTATATGAGATTTACATTAGCAATTATCAATCCTCCATATGGTGTTGGTGGAAATCTTGCGATTAAATTTCTGAACAAGATTTCTGATTACACTGATGATGTTCGAGCAGTCTTGCCAACATCTGTCAGAAAACCATCTTCTTTAAATAAAATTAAAGATCATCTTCATTGTGTCTTAGATGAAGATCTAGATCCTTCTACATTCCCAAATGGCATTAGTGCTGTGAAGCAATATTGGGAGGTAAAGAACACGTCGAGATTTCAGGTAGGTGTAGGTGAAATTCCGATGTTAAGAGAACATCCAGATTTTGAATTCCTGCCTTATGAAAGTAGATTTGATGCCGATGTTTTTGTAGGAGAATATGGATGTGGTCCGAGTGGTAGAGTGAAGACAGAGAACTTTACTCATTATGCCAAGGGACATCACTTTTTGAAGGTTCGGGATAAGAGTGTAATTAATAATATGGTAGAATTTGCTGATAGGTTTAGAGAGGCAGCAAATCAGTGTAATGGAAGATATCATTTTGGAAAGAATGATTTGATTTCAACTTATATTAAATGTCTGGAGGAACGAGATGGCAAAGAATAAACATAATCTAGAAGTTGGATCGACTATTGAAAGATCCGACGAGAGAATTAAAGAAACTCAAGAAGTCTTTACTCCGATGGATCTTGTCGAGAGTATGGTGAATGATATTGAGATTGAAATTATTAAAAATCCAGAGAGCACTTTTATTGATAATTCCGCTGGATCTGGAAACTTTCTGATTGCTCTTAAAAATCGTTTATGTCAATTTCACGACGAGAAATATGTTCTAGATCATATGCTCTATGCCGTTGAAATGATGGAAGATAATCATAAGGAGCTTTGTGAGAGGTTAGGTGTATCTACAGATCATCCACATTATGTTTGTGCCGATGCTCTTGAATACGATTATTCTTTTAATAAACCAGTGGGATTAGAAGATTATGGTCTAGGAAAATTACCAAAATCCAAGAAATATATTCCTATTGTGCCAGACAAATCTCCCAGTGAGGCACGGTTGCCGATTTAAGATTAGGAAATCTTATCGGTATTGAAAAGTTTTTCTAATGAGTCGGGGGGTTGACAGGGCAGGCAATCTATCGTATATTAACTGAGTGGTTAGGCGATCCGCCAACAACCATTTAAATCCTATGCCTCTGGCAGACTTAAAAAATGACTCTTTTTGTTGACATTGTGATTCCCAACAGTATCATCTCTTGGGAAGATTTTAAAAAAACCAAAGTTGTTTATGACCTTCGGGAAATGTATTCCGAACAAATTAAAATACTTGAATATAAAACTTGTGTAGTGGAGTGTGCCGAAGTTGTTGCTGTCGACGCAATTCGCAAACTTGGACTGGCAAATGCTGGGCGTTTTCACGGAAATGATGAGGATGTTTATGACATCGTTGACCGAAACCTTACTCCTGGTTGGAATATTAACAAACTCCCTCCATTTGTCTTTGCCGATGATGATAATCCGTTGAATGGCAATCACCGTCTTCGTTGGTTACAAGAACACGAAATTGCATACGTTCCTGTGCTCAAAGTGAGTCCAAAATTTGGATTTAGCAAGAACGATGTGATTAACGAACTCGGTCTGAAACTTCAACCACGTCCCGATGGATCTCCCTCACAATTTGCTGATTACAAAGCGCGAGGAATTCTGTGGGTAATTGAGCAAAACGCCAACCGTCAAGAAGATGATGACCGAATCACCAAAGATGAGGTTCGTGAATGGGTGCAGGAATACGCAGATTTTGAGACTCCTGATACTCAAAACCGCCTGATTGATGCTATTTTCAATGCAACAGAGAAGAAAACTTTTCTTGCCAACTTTACTCGCGCAGAAGGTATTCGTTACTTTGCTAAGAAAGGCATCAAAATTCAAAGCACTACCGCAGATGTGCGCGGTTCTTCTGTGGATCGTCTGGTAAGCGCAATGGGTCCAGTACACGTTTATCGTGATTTCTTCCCACAATTCTTTGAAGATGCTGCTAATGGAATCTCTACTATCATCCACTTTTATGTGAATACTAACAACGTAGAAGATGAACTTGGCGTTCTTCACCTTATCAAAGAACGAACTGATGAAATTGAAGAACATATTACCAACATCGGTAAGGTTCTTGGTAAATCTGAAGCAGCACGAATTAGATCTTACCTGACTTACGGTTATCGACTCCCACATTTGGTGGATCTTGATCGTAACAATCTCGTTGCCCTGAACTGAACCAGTTCCTAAACTGTCACAACCCCCCTTGCGGTTTCCCCGTAAGGGGGTTATTATGTATACATACGCAAATGAGGAACGTGATCCAACTCCGCCCCCACCAACAAGTTGCCCTTGATGCCCTGCGCCAGAACGCCAAAGGTATCTGTGTGTTCCCCACTGGCGGTGGTAAGACCAACGTGGGTATCTTTGATGCGATGGATCAATTCATCAACTCTGATGCTCCTCAGACCATCGTAGTGGTTGCTCCCCGTATTCTGCTGGCAGAGCAACTCTCCAGCGAGTATCTTGAGTTTATCACCAATGCTTCCGTGTTCCACGTTCATAGTGGTGAGACTCATCACGAGAGCAGCACTTCTCCCTCCAAGATCTTCAACTGGTTTGAGAACAACAAGACCTCGCACAAACTGATCTTCACCACCTATAACTCCCTTGAGCGTCTTGTTGATGCTGAGGTTGAGGTGGATACGATCTACTTTGACGAGGCACACAATAGCGTTCAGCGCCACTTCTTCCCTGCGACTGAGCACTTCAGTCAGGAAGCAAAGCGTTGCTATTTCTTCACCGCAACTCCTAAGCATTCTCTGGCAGTTGGCAAACCTGGTATGAACGATGTTGCTGTCTACGGACAAATCATCGCCAAGGTTCCTGCACCCGAACTGGTGGAGGGTGGTTACATCATCCCTCCTAAGGTGATTGCAACGGAAATGCGCCTCTCTGTTCCTGGTGAGGATGTTGCTATGCGCGATTGTGAGTATCTGCTGCAGATCATTCAGGACAATCCTGTCAACAAGATCCTGGTGTGTGCCAAGGCAACCAAGCATATCATCAATCTGCTTTCTGAGTCTGATTTTGCTGAGCAGATTGCCGAGCAAGGTTACTCTGTGATGCACATTACTGCCAAGCACGGTGCCCATATCGATGGGCAGAAAGTCAACCGCGAGGTGTTCTTCGACACTCTCAACGAGTGGGGTAAGGATGCCGACAAGAAGTTTGTGGTTCTCCACCACAGCATCCTTGCCGAGGGTATCAACATCTCCGCACTTGAGGCAGTTGTTTTCCTGCGCTCTATGGATATTGTGGGTATCGGTCAGACTGTTGGACGCACTCTGCGCCTTCATCCTGCTGATGCTGCTGGTATTCGCTCTGGCGCTATTCGGGCAGGTGATCTGGCATCTTACACCAAATCTTACGGTTTGGTGATCTGCCCCGTGTTCGACAAGAATACGACCTCTACTGCCAAGAAAGTTCAGAACGTTGTTGACATCATCTTCCAGCAGGGTGATGTGGCAGTGTCGGTGGTTCGCAAGTGATCCACCCCCCTGCCTGAAGCGGTTCCCTCACCCCAAACCCCTTGCGGTCACTGGGGTGAAAACCCGATTTTCTTGCAATTCTGCGGTAAGGGTGCTATCATACCTTCGCCGCGTTCCCACGACCGATTTTTTAATTTATGGAAGGATTTGAAACAGAAGATGGGTATGCTGCTGTTCCTTGGGGCAAAAGGTTAGTCATCATTTATGGTGGTTATCAATTGACCGATGTGAGCACAGTAAGGCAAGCACATAAGTTCATCAAAGAACATCGCACCAATCCACAAACTGGCACAGTATTTGTTCAATAGAGGTTTTTTTCAACTACAATGACTTCAACTCTGACTAAACAAGTGAAAAAGAAATTTGTGAATGTAACTCCTATGAGTTCAAAAGCAAAAAATAGGTTTATTAACAATATGGATTGCTTTCATGCTTGCGAAGTTGAGCAGGAAAGGGATGGTAAATTGTTTCTTGTTTCATTGAATCGTAAATACTGCTTTTGGTTGCAGAAGGAAGGAAACGAACACTGGAAGGTTGAAAAATGATTGGATTGATTGCTGGTCTTGCATGTGGCGTAGCTACATATTATGGTGTAGGAGATGGTTTCCATGGGCAAGTCACCGCTAACGGCGAACGGTTTGATGCTTATCGTTGGACTGCAGCTCATCCTCATCTACCTATGGGGACACGCATCAGGGTGACAAATCAAGATAATCTCAAACAAGTGACAGTGCGAGTAAATGATCGCGGTCCTTATTCTCA